TTTTAACAATTAAATATAAAGCAAAATGGCTGATTTTTCCCTAACCACCCTCTTTGTTGTACCAGTAGGAAATACATTACCTAGCTCTGGATCAACACAAGACTTAACAGCAGGTCAAGTAGGAATATTCCTAAATGACTATTCTGTTGCAACAGCAGGTAATATTGCTGCTGCCCCTTATTTTTATGTAGCTCAAGGTAGAGTTAACACCTACTTACAAGGTTCTAAGCGTTCAGACAAAATTGCTGGATGTCCTAGTGGTAACTCTTGTAAAACAAACGTAACTGAATGGTACAAATCTTTAGGTTGTCCTACTCCAGTGAATCAAGTAACTGATGTAGTTGACTTCACAGTAAAACCTGGTGAGATTGTAACATTAACTTTACGTGGTTTCTCTAGTTATCTAAACACATTGTATTTCAATGGTTTCACTCGTTCTGTAACAGTTAATGCTCCATGTCTTGGATGTGGTGATGATCCTTGTACAGACGTTGATGTTCCTGCTTTAATTGATGATCTTATCTATCATTTAGAGTTAGATGCTCCAGGTAATAACCCTGATAACATCACTTTAAATCAATTTTATCAATTCCAAAGAATTGGTAACGATTCATCTGCGTTGTTACGTATTACTGGTAAACCTTTGACTGCTTATGGACAACCTTGTGACGTTGCTGCATTCCCTTTTGAGTATGACAGATTCTATTTCAGAACTTTCATCTTCTCTGGTCCAGCTACAACTGCTGACTTTATTGTTGACGATCCTTGTAATAGAGTTGCTCAACCTATTATCACACAACGTTCTAACTATGCTGTTGGTACTTCTGCTGAGGTTCAACAATTAGAGAAGAACTTCTATAGTTACCAAGCTGGTTACTTGAAGCATCTTTACAGAATGAATGGTTACAACGAGAACTTTGAGTCTTGGGTAACTGATGGTCAGATCTATGATTTGTACTATATCAAATTCAATGAATATGATAAGAGTGCTTACCAATGGGGTGACTATATTATGGAAGATAGCATGGTGATCATTGCTGTTCCTGAGAACCAAACATCTGCTATCGAAGCTATATTAGTAGCTGGTTTAGGAGCTGTAGCTGGAGATACTGCTTGTATCACAACTACTAGCACTACAACTACTGTATGGCCTAGTACTTCAACAACAACTACTTTGATTCCTTAAGAATAAAAGTAGCATCATATTAACCTATGCCAGAGGGTGAGAGGATATCTCAAATCCTCTGGCATTTTTATTATCAAAAACCATGATATTAGATTTTTTAGTAATCAACACATATAACACACAAACACTTGGTGTGGCTGATATATCTGTTTATGATACAAATCCACCTAATGTGAGTGCTCCTACTATGCAAATTACTGTTCCTGGTTTTACTACACCTGTTTCTATTCCATTCAATGTGAATAGCTTTAATGTTTACAACTCAATTATTTTAGGATTAAGTCCATTCCCAGCAGTGACACCATTGCCTGATGGAATTTATTTCATGAAATATTCAGTTGCCCCAGCTACTACAAACTTTGTAGAGAAGAACATTATGCGTACTGAACTTATTCAAGAAAAGTTTGATAGTGCATTTATGAAGCTTGACATGATGGAATGTGATTCAGCTATAAGAACCCAGTCAAAAGTAGTATTGAATAGTATTTGGTATATGATTCAAGGCTCTATAGCAGCAGCTAATAACTGTGCTATTGATACAGCCAATAAATTATATGTCCAAGCCAATAGACAATTGGATTATTTTATTGCAAACCAATGTGGTTGTACAGGAAACAACTATGTAATTAATTTCCCTTAATATGGCAAACTGTAGAGGATGTGGTATGAAGGTGGGCTGTGGCTGTCAATTGATTAATGGCCTATGCTCAGCATGCAACAACAAACTTAAAAACGCTACAAAAAGAATAAAAGATGTTATCACCAAGATTAACAGATTGTGTAGTTGATGCTAGCATCCCTGCTACACTATTACAAATTGATGAAAGATTAACTTACTGGGCAAATCGCCAGTATAATAATATTATCTTCTCCATGAACAATTATATTCCTGGAGAGATAATTGATGATTTATTACATTACAAACAAATATTAACATATAGACTTTGTACTCCTAACTATGCTATGGTGTGTGGGCTTCCCACTACCTCTCAAGTGGTGAGCAGAGTTAAAGTGTTAATTCATAAATAAATTAAACCATGTCTTGCGAAAGTTGTTATAATGGATGTGTTCAGACAGTATCTGATGAATGTGTTAGATATACAGGTATAAACTATGAGGCACTAGGTGTTGAAACAGGAGACAATTTAGTTTCTGTTGAACAAGCCATAATGAATGCTTTGGTTCCTTTATTATCAGGAGAAGGAGATGCTATTGCATTAAATATATCTTGTCCTATAGTTGATTTATATTTACCTGCTCATACACCAAACACTCAAGAGTTATTTACTGCTACAGTATCAGCTATATGTAGCTTACAAGCACAAATATTTACTATTGATGATATATTAACTATACTTAATGCTAATTACACAATAGGTTGTCTTACAGGAGTAACTGCTTCTTCTGACACTCATGCTATTGTCCAAGCTATTATAAATAAGCTTTGTCTAACTGTCACTGATCTTGCTGCTCTTACACTTGATGTAGATACAAACTATGTTAAGCTAGCAGATTTAGATGCTTTGATTGCAGCTTATTTAGCTAGTCAAGGTGGTGGTGGTTCAAACCAACAAAATTTAAAAATGGTTCCATATGTAGCATATGAATACTATGGACCATTAACTAACTTTGATGGAACAGGTGCAGGCTTAAATTCTGCTGGTTTCTATAAGGTAAATCTATGCAATGGCTTAAATGGCACTCCTGATAAAAGAGGACGTGTTGGTGTTGGAGCTATTCAAAATGTTCCAGGTGGTCCATTAGATGCTGCAGTTAATCCTGCAAATCCTGGTAATCCAAACTATGCAATATTTAATACAGCTGGAGCAAATACAGTGACGCTTATTGCATCACAGATGCCTTCTCACTCACATAGTGCAACTGCTACATCTGTTGGTACTATTTCCCCAAATCCTCATAGCCATAGTTATGCAGGAGTTCAAGCTCCTTCAGGACAAGGAGATGGAAGTAGAACTTCTGTGCCTCTAGCTAGAGATACTAGTAGTGTTAGTCTTACTGTTGATATAACTACAAGTGTTACAAATGCTAATACAGGTGGTGGGGCAGCTCACGCAAATATTCAACCTGTCATAGCTGCATATTATATTATGTATATTCCTTAATCTTATTAAACTAATTATAAAATGGCTTGCAATCCTGGAGATCCTTGTTACAATGCTTACTATCATCCTAACCAAAACTGTAGTTCACTTCCTTGTGCAACCACAGCAGGTAATGTTATATATAATGGACCAAACCTTCCTTGTTCAGGAATTCACACTGGAGATAACTTAGACTGTGCTCTATCAAAAATAGATGACGCTCTTTGCAATGGTGTTGTTGGTATTAATGGTACTTCTGGAACTTCTGGTTCTAGTGGTCTTACAGGCACTGCTGGTACATCTGGAAGTTCAGGTGCTACAGGACCTGGTGGTTCATCTGGCACTTCAGGTAGCTCAGGTGCTAGTGGTGCTGCTGGTTCATCTGGTACAAGTGGTGACACTGGTTCTAGTGGAACATCTGGAAGTTCTGGTAGAGAAGGTTCTAATGGTACATCAGGTTCTGCTGGTCTTTCTGGAACTAATGGTACATCTGCTTCTTCTGGTCTTTCTGGAAGTTCAGGAAGTTCAGGTACATCTGCTGCAGATGGTACAATGGGTACGTCTGGTACGTCAGGCTCAATAGGACCAGCAGGAACAGCAGGAACGTCAGGTTCAATAGGACCAGCAGGTACTTCTGGTACAGCTGGTTTAGATGGAGATAGATACCTATCATCTTCTGTCACATCTTTAACAATAGGAAATGGTACTCAAACTTTAACTACTGGTACAGGATTAGCTTATAGTGTTGCTCAAACAATACTTTTGGCATATGATGGTTCTAATACAATGGAAGGCACTGTTACAAGCTATGATAGTCTTACAGGTGCTATGGTTGTTAATATAATAGCAACAACAGGTTCAGGAATATATGCAGCTTGGACTGTAAACTTATTTGGAGCTGCTGGTGGTAATGGTACAAGTGGTACTTCTGGTTCTATTGGACCAGCAGGTACATCAGGTACAGCAGGTACATCAGCTAGTTCTGGTACATCAGCTACAGCAGGAACTAGTACAGGAACAGCTGGCACATCTGGAGCTACTGGCTCTAGTGGTGCAACAGGAACAGCTGGTACTTCTGGTGCTGCTGGTCCCACTGGCCCTCAAGGTCCACAAGGAGCTACTGGACCACAAGGTTTAACAGGAGGTCCTGGTCCAACTGGACCACAGGGAGCTACAGGACCTCAAGGAGCAACAGGAGGACCTGGTCCTACTGGTCCTCAAGGTGCCCAAGGTCCCCAAGGAGCAACTGGCCCTACTGGCCCAACTGGTCCTGGATTTACAACTATCTCTCCAGCAACTGCAGGAGCAATAGTTATATGTACTAACGCAAACTCTGGATTTACAAACTCAAGTGTATATGTAAGTGGTAATTCAATATATGCAGACTCTTTCTTCCAAAACTCTGACTTAAGACTTAAAACTGTTTTAGGTGCTATTCAATCAGAAAATATAGAAACTGTAATGTATGCTTGGAATAATCCAGAAAGAGATACTAAACAACACTGGGGATACATAGCACAACAAGTACAACAGTTTCTTCCTGATGCTATAGAAGTAAAAGATGATGGTTTCTTAGTAGTGGATTATACACAAGTACATAGCTGGAAGATTGCTCAACTAGAAAAACGTATTGCTGAGTTAGAAGCTAAATTAAATAAATAATGAGTTGGTCAGGCATAGCAAGTAATCAAACAGTTTCTTGTAATAATCTTCAGGATGGTGTAGATACTGGTGTATTTATTCCTACCTCTACTATTCCTGTAAGTCAAAAACAAATAACTAAAACTGAGGCATCATCTTATGTTGCCTTAAATACTTCCTATCCAAGCTTTTCTAGTAAATCTGCTAATCAACTAGTTGTTAAAAGTGATTTGGATCCTCTTTTATATTCTAATAGAATATATGGAGTTGATGACGTAAATCCTTATACTCCACCAGGTGTACCAACCTATGGAACTGTAATATATTCAAGTAACTCAGGTGTAACATGGTCAAGTACTACTGTTACTGGATATAGTGTTTCTAGAAGTGGTAGAGGACAATATGTATTAACAGGTACACAAACTAATAATATAAAAGTCTCAAGTGATTATGGAGTAACATGGACAACACGTTCATGTTCATTACCAGCATCACCTAGTTCAATTCAAAGTATTGTTGGAACAGCTGTTTCAAGCGATGGTCAATATATGTATATAATTACATATGGTAGTAACACAGTAGGACCATCTATATGTAAATCATCTAACTATGGAGTTACTTGGAGTGAAATTTACTATTCTGCTATTGGTTCTAATGAACTTATAGAAATTCCTTATCCAAAAATAGCATGTTCTGGTGATGGTAGATATATTACATGTGTTGTAAATAAACAAAATAACTCATTTGATTGGGGATCTAGAATAATTAAGTCTTCTAACTTTGGAGTGTCATTTAGTGTTAGTGGTGATTATAATTTAAAATATTGGACAGATGTAGCTATAAATACTTCAGGACAATATCAATTATTATCACAAATGTCTAGTTTTGGTACAGGTAATACACAAGGAGAAGGAAGGATATATTTATCTTCTAACTATGGTGCATCATTTATTGAAAAAACATATGATCAATATGATAGAGCACTCTATTGTGATATGTCTGAGAATGGACAGTATATGTTAGTAGCATTAGTTAATACTAATAATACATTAAATAAATTTTACTTCTCTACAAATTATGGTGTTAGCTTTACTGTCTTTGATACAAATCCAAGTGCTCCAGCAATTGGACAAACACCAGGAGGAGTATTTGTTAATTCAGATGGAACTTATGCATTGATAACATATATAGACAGTGCTCAAATAACTTATAACAATGGTATAACATGGTCAAGTTGGGCGTCACAATCTATTCCAACAGCTTATACTTTTGGAGGATTAAGTAAGTCAAGATTTCTTGATATTCCTGGTACCACTACAACTACAACATCTACCACAGCAAATCCAAATTATGATTATTATTTAGCAGATGAATATAATTGTTCAGGTTGTAATATAACAAGTACAAATGTACTAGTAGGATTTCCAACTGGAACTTCTGTTATAATAAATAGATTCTATGCAGATATAGGTGTAACTGGATTTGTTTATCAAATAACACAATCAACTAGTTCAGGTAGTACTCCAATATTACTTACTCTTCCATCTGCCACAACTTGTAATGGAGCTTGTATATTATAAACCAATTGTAGTTAAATGAAAACAAATAATGCTTTAGTAACATATACAGATTTAACCACAATGGGATTAATTCAAAAACCAGGAGCAAATCCTCCTAGTGGAAATCAATGTGCTACAAAAGACTTTATTCTTACAAATTATTATGCAGATACAGCTGCATTATCTGGATATACTGGAAATAGACTTCCTCCATATCAGGATATAGTTCCACAAACTACACCATTTTTACTTTGTTATAATTTAACTATAACTAATAACTTGTATCCAGGTTGTAATGGTTATACAGATACATTTGAGACTTGGACAATATCTCTTATTGATCAGTTTGGCAATGCTTATTATACACCAACTACTTTAACTTTTGAAGTTCAGTATGATTATTTTGAACAAGAAGATGTTCCTCCTTATCAAATAAGTGATACACTTATTACAAATCTTAATGTAAATGCAGGTCAATATCAAGGATTTGGACAATTTGGAACTTATACATATAGGAACTGTGCAATGTCAGGTGTATGTGATGGTTCTTGTTATAGTACATCAACTAATATACAATTGATATCATCACCTCTTGGAATTAGTGGAGGTTGTTCTTTACCACCTCCCCCACCTCCAGGACCATGTGCATATACACAGATATTATTTTCAGGGGGATTTTCTCCCAATGGTGATGGTATAGATGACACATGGCAATGGCAAGGCAAAAGAGGTGGTACATGGGAACTTTTAAACTATACGTGTTATCCAAATGCAGTATGGGAAATTTTTGATATAAGTCAAAATGTTTGGTATGCTAATTTTTCAGGAGCTGTATATGTTCCTTGGAATGGTAAGTACAATAATGTAGGAGTAGATGCTATTGACGGAACATATTTCTATAGTATAAACTTAGGAGATGGTGCAGGATTTAGACGAGGATTTTTAGTTTTAGTAAGACCATAACAATAATAATAATGACAGTATTAATAACACTTACCCTAGCAGGATCTGATACAGGTCCATTCAACTTATACTCAAATGCAGATGGTTACACAACAGCATTTGAAACTGGTATTTCTAGAGCAGCTCTTATTGCTGGATATACTTCAAGCCTAGCTCCAGATGGAACTACAGAAGTTCTTGTAAGATCTACAGGAGTTTGTCAAAGAGACCTTTACTTAATTGTATCTGGAGCTCCAACAACCACCACCACTTCTACAAGTAGCACAAGCACAACTTCTACGTCTACAACCCCTAATCCAGATGAATTATATTTAGCTGATATAGGACGTTATGCTGGATATGATGGATGTCCTACAGGTTCAATTTTAAGAATATTCTTAGATGCTTCTGACTATGCCTTATTTGTAGCCAATGGTGACTCGTTTGCAGGCCTAGGAGGAGGCAGTTCTATAACATGTACAGCAATTGCTAGAAACGCTGTAGGTGCTCCTATCACTGCTTTATTCTATGATTCAGAGAATATATCTTGGAAGCTTATAAGTGGCACCTTTGAATATTATGAGTTCCAATGCTAATACAATTTTAAAAACCCTGTTTGTTGGTTTACAGGGAGTTCTCCTAGGGTTTCCACCCTGGGAGTTTTTGTTTTAACTATAACTAAAAAAGTTATTGTATATAACCAAAATAGTTAACTTATTTTTGGGAAATTCAGAAATAGTTCCTATCTTTACAATAATTTTAACCAAAATAAACTACATATGCCTGAGAATCAAGCATTACTAAACCAGCTAGAAGAAATCCTACATTGGAAAAAGAGTAAAAAGTTCTACGCTGACAAGCTTGGAATTACAGAATCAGAGGTTGATGAGTTGTTGATAGAGTTAAGAAATAGAGAACTTGTTGAAGAAGTGGCAGAGGTAGGTAACTATGTTTCTGAGCTAGAGGAAACAATAGTGAGATTTGAAGAGGATATAGCTAAAGGAACAGGAGAGATTGTCTTCAATACAAAAGATGAAATTAAGAGCTTAGATGAGCTCATAGTAAAGTGTAAGATTGACACAGACAAATGGGAAATCACCAAGTACGTACAGAACTACTGGGGAAATGGTGGGAATCCACATTGGCAAGTCAAAGCCTGGTTAGGGAAGAAGTCTACAGAACAAGTTTTTCAAGATGCGTTTGTAGACTTTTTAGCTTCATATAAGCCTGTAAGTCAAGAGGTTATGAGTCCTAAGGTTGACTTTGACAAACCAAAAGGTATGTTAGTCATCAACAAACAAGACTCTCACTTGAACAAATATGACATAGATGGTAACAATGATGTTACTAATAGACTAGCTCATATCATGTACAAGGTGGAGTTGATAGCTAACCAAGCTCAGCTTTCAAATAACTTAGAACAAATTACATATATCATTGGATCTGATGAGTTCAATAGTGAATACACTGGTATGACTACAAAAGGAACTCCTCAAACAAACACTCACACATATCACACTTCTTTTGAGTATATCTGTGGACATGAGATCTTAATGATTACAATGTTATTACAGTATGGTCATGAAGTGAAGGTAGTATATGTAGCAGGTAATCATGATGAGTTTGTAGGATGGCATATGGTTAATTGGTTACAAACCTACTTTAGAAATACAGGGAGAGTAACATTTGATTGTTCTCCTAAGTATAGAAAGTATGTAAGCTATGGTCAATCAGCATTGATGTTTAATCATGGAGATGCTATTAAACCTGCAAAGCTTGCTGCATTGTTTCCAATAGAATATAGAGCAGGGTGGTCTTACCATGATAAGTTCTATATATTCACAGGAGACAAACACCATGAAGTGAGTCATGATTTCAATGGTATTAAATTTTACCAGATCCCAGCATTCTCAAATGCTAAGAGTCTATGGGATGATAAGAATGGTCATACGATGTCTAAAGCAGAAGTTACAGGATTCCTAATTGATTATGATGAAGGAATAACAAATATATTCAAACAGTATTTATAATGGCTACATTAAGAAAAATGGTCTCAGATGTTCGTGCAATGCACAAACTATTAACAACAGATAACCTTATCACTGATAGGGTTGTTGCGTCTGAGGTTAGAAACAATACATTTTTATTGGTAAAGAGAGAAACAAATCTCAGAAAGCTTTGGGCTACAGACACTGTATTCCAAACGCTTCCTTGTTTAGAGATGATAGAGGTTCCTATTTCTGATTGCTGTGAGTATGTTGATCCTTGTCAAGTGGCAAGAAGCAGATTCAAACTTCCTCGCATCAGTGAAGGAAACTATCAATATCTAATACAAGGTGTATATTCTATCAACGCTATGGGTGGTAAAGGAAAAAGATTTAAAGAGATTACAATTAACAGATACTTAAATTTATTAAAGCTACCTATCATTAGAGCTGAACAATATTACTGGATAGCAAATGGAGGATATTTATACATTAATAATCCTAATTTGCACTCAGTGAGAATTTCTGCATTCTTTGAAGAAGATGTTCCTAATGAGATACTATACCCATCAGACTGTGCATGTGGCCCATCTCCTACAGTGAGCGATGAAGAATACTGTATGAATCCATTGGATAAGGAGTTTGGATGTCCTGGTTATTTAGAAAAGCAAGTATTAGAGTTAACATCTCAAAAACTATTATCTACTTACTTTAGCATTAAGACTGACATGACATTTGATGGTATAGATGGTCAGGCTCCTAATGCTAAACCAACTAGTTAATGCGAACCAAGATTGACTGGAGAAGCTCCAGTAAAGAAAACTACAACAATTTCTGCAGAAAAAATCCCACCATAAAAGTTACATTTGATGAGTGGAGAAACATTATATATCAATATAATGAACATTTCAAAAACTACATTCTAGAAACAGGAGAGAAAGCAAGACTTCCTTTTGGCTTTGGTGAATTCTCTATCAATAAAAAGAAGAGAAAGAAGATGAAAACAGTTGATGGTAAGGAGATGGTTAACCTACCAGTTGATTGGCAAAAGACAAAACAAAAGGGTAAGATCATTTATAACTTTAACTTCCATACAGAAGGATTCTTTTTTGGTTGGATGTGGTTTAAAGAGTCTACAAGAATTCGTAACATCAACTTATGGTACTTCAAACCTTCTCGTTCTACTTCTAGATTGCTGTCACATTACATAAAAACAGATGACAAATACCAGCACCTTTATAGGGAATGGAAAAAATAAAATAACATGGCATACTATTACAGATACAACTTTGTCTCTCCTGAGCCAATCTATTCAATTGTTAAAGAAGAGTTAAAATCTTACTTTGACACAGGAGCAGTTGATGATTTAATGTTCCCCACCTATTTAGACAAGTGTCTACAAAAGATGGGTAGATCAAGTTATGTCATTGCTGAACAGACATTAGATATTTCTGGATATGAGGCTAGACTTCCTGACAACTTCTTTGCTGTTAGAGAAGCTTGGATGTGTACAGAGATTCCTCAGCTTCCATATCAAACAGCTAACTCATTCTATTCTCAGGCAGCTAGCCAAACAACAATACAAGTCTCTCCTATTATTAGTGGTGGAGTACCATGTACTAATCCACAATGTACAACAGGATGTCCTACGTGTATGCCTGATATCATCCAAGCTGTATATAAAACCAATCAACAGATAGCTAGAGGTATAAGAAAAGAGTATTTATTAAAACCAGGCAATATATCTTGCCAAGGTAAATGTGATGTAAGCTATACAGATGCTTGGCAGTTTTATACAAATGCACCCCCTGTGCATGAGTTCACTCCAGGAAGTGCTGGTTATGATAGCTTTGATATTAGAGATAATAAGTTTGTTACAAACTTCAGCTGTGGTGTTGTTCATATGATTTTCTATGCTACAGACTATGATGCTACAGGTAATCAATTGATTCCTGATAACTATCGTATAAGAGAATACGTAGAAGCCTTTATTAAATATAAAGTTTTTGAAACCTTATCTAACCAAATCAATGATGAGACATTCAACCAAATACAAGCTAAGTTAGTTTACTATAAGCAACTTTCAGAAGAAGCCTTTATTATGGCTTACACTGAGATTAAGAAACAAGATGTATGGACTAAGCAAAGAAGAGTAAGAAATGATTTACAACGCTTTGCACAATATGAACTACCAAACAGAAGCTCAAGATATGGCAGATAACCAAGAAGGAACATCTAACATAAGACAAGAGTATAATCTTGGCAGAGTTGGACTAGATATGGATTCTTCTGTAAACCAAATACAGAAGGGTAAACTTTCTTATGCCCTAAATGGAGCATTAGAAAACTTTGATGCTAATTCTGTAAGTTATCAAAATGAGCCAAGTAATGAAGCTTGTTTAGAGTTTCCTGAAGGCTATCATTTAATTGGAACTCATTTCATTCAAGAGAAAAACAAACACATATTCTTTTTAGCTAATCCTGAAACAGGAGGAAGTGAAATTGGATATATGGATAATAATGATTGTGTATATCATACACTATGTACAGAATATCCTGATTTAGAAATCACTGTATGTGCTAACTCTGAATGCTTAAACTTTGATATAAACTATCCTATTCATAAGGCTGTACATAAGATTACAAACTGTACCACTGAGGTATATTGGACTGATGGATTAAATCCAAGAAGATATATAAACATTGAACAAGTTCCCTATATTTCAACTTATGCAGGTACTCAAAATTGTGATCCAATTGTTACTCCTGTACTTGATTGCAATAAGTTAAAAGTACAACCTAACTTCTCTATTCCTAGCATAGATATTACTGGAACAGCTGTAGGTGGAGATTTACAAGCAGGTACATATCAGTTTGCTGTTCAATATTGTAATGCTTCAGGAGATGGATACACATCCTATTATTCTGTAACTAATCCTACATCTATTGCAAATACAGAGATAACTACTCCTGATTTTCAATACTCTGTAGGAAAGTCTATATTGTTAAGTATTGGTAATGTAGATATTACAGGATACTTCCAATATTTTAATTTAGCTGTTATTAAGACTATTAATAATGGTACCAGTGTAGAACTTGTAGGAACTTTTAAGATTCAAGACAAGATAACAACAGCCACTTATTCAGGTCAAAACCAAACACAAATACCTTTAAGCTTAGGTGATATATTAGAGAAGTTCCCTTATTATGATATTGCACAAGATGTTACAAGTGTGCAAGACTATATCGTTTGGGACAATCTTACTTCTATTGATAGAATTAACTATCAATCAATTGCTAGTAAAATAACATTAGAATGGGAAACTTATAAGTTACCAGCAGGTAACAGCTATGCAGATCCTTTCTATACAGCTAATCTAAGAGGATATTTAAGAGATGAGATATATGCATTTGAGATAGTATTTTTATTAGATAATGGTAAACAAACAGATGGCTTTCATATTCCTGGTAGAGTTAAAAATGCTCAAGAGTTATCTCAGCCAGATGTAACAACAGCTAATGCAGATTACATAGGAGATGGAGCTCCTCAACCTTATTGGAAGATATATAACACTGCCACTGTATCCACTACATATCCTGTTTCTACCAATGAAAATATAGGACAAGCATATCCATATCAATCTGGAGAATTTGCCTATTGGGAAGCTCAAGATGAAGAATATCCTTGTAATGTAGATGTATGGGGAGACCTTGCTGGTCAGAAAATTAGACATCACAAATTTCCTGATGTATTAGTTTCTCCTTACTTTGAGACTCCTCCTATTACATATTCAGGTGGTCAGATAGAACCAATCATGCAAACTTCTAATGCCATCTATCCAATAGGTGTAAAAATAGATGTACAACAGGTAGCATTCTTAATTCAAACATCTACTTTAACAACTGAAGAAAAAGCTTCAATTGTTGGATTTAAAATAGTGAGAGGAAATAGAAGTGCAAACAAATCTATTATTGCTAAAGGTATATTGAGAAATGTAGGTAAGTATAATAGAGAAGGTACAAACTTTTACTATCCTAACTATCCATATAATGACCTTGATAAAGATCCATTCTTACTTGAGAAGAGCAATTCTTACATGTCTCAATGTGATACTTTCCAAGTGACAGCTACAGTTGATGGTGCATTACAATATACAGATTGTTATACAGGCACTGTATCAAGTCAAAATTTTACTACAGCTACCACTGAAATATGTTCTCTTACACTTCCTGTTGTAAATACAGGAGCAGCTACATTTACAAACATTACATCTAGCACTTATATAATCTCTTCAACTTATAAATGTGTAACTTTTTCAGCACCTGTATTTAATTATTTAGATCCTATAACTGGAGCTTTACAAACTATCACTGTACCATTTAATACATCAGTGACAGTTAATTCAATAGGTGCTCCTACATTTGTATCAGGATGTGATCGTTTCACTATAGTGGAAAATAGTAAAGTAAATATTAATTGTTTTCCAAATAACTTAGATGGATTTAGTAGTATTGAATCTAAATATAGACAAGTATTTAATTCACCAGAAACTTCTTTTGGACAACCTACATTAGGTAATGTTCTTAAATTAGAAAGTGTATTGTTTGGTGGTGGAAGATCTCATTTTGTTGAGGTACAGAAGCATTCTATGTACAAGCTTCTTACCAGACAAACTCAAATAGATGCCTTAAACTCTAGCAAAAAGATTGCTGACCTAGGAGGATTTAGTGCTGTAGCATTCTTTACAGCATATCAAACTTACTTACAAATCTACCTAAATGGTATTAGTAGAAAGAACTTTGCACAATCATTTAACTCTGTCTCTAGCTATGACTATAGTGCAGATATACAGAATGCTGCTACTAATCCTCTAACTGGTAATATAGGTATTAAACAAAGACAACTTGATAAGTGTCAATATGTATTCCCAGGTGTACAGAATGTAGGTGATAATCATGATCTTAATAACTTTAATAGAGAGTCTTCAATATATACTAAAACTATTGAAGCTAGATCAGGAGTAGTTGTAAATCCTCTACCATTCCCTAATCAAACTCCTTCTTTATACATAGCAGGTGTAAGTCAGATATCTGATAATTCAAGATTTACTATTTCTCAAGCAAATAACTGTAGTGCTCCTGAACAGCAAGAAGATATAAAAGTTGTATCTTATTATGCTTCAATAAAGGCTATTAATAATAATCAATGGGGACAAATATATTCTTATCAAACAATTGATACAGGATTCCAAAGAATATTTAGTTCTCTTCCAGCCACTGAAGTAATATTTGGTGGTGATACATATATTGGTAAGTTTGGATTCAAAACTAAGCTTCCTTTCTTTATTGATAATAGAGTGGGAGCTCCTGATGATAGTGACATTTACTACGATGAGTTAGGTAATGTAGCCTATCCACAATATTGGTATTCTGCTAGATCTGAATTATCTGATTACTTTGTAGGTGGTACTTTAATGAAGAATATCATTTCTACCAAAGCTCACTATTTAGACTGTCCTAATGATTATATAGTGGATAATATTAGTACAACTACCACTACCTCTTCTACAACTCCTGCTCCAGGTACTGTATTAGCTGGTTCACAAAACTATATCTATGATGGTAAGATGTATCTATTTGCTTATGGTATTCCTTACTTCTATGTAGAGAGTTCTATTAATGTAGACTTACGTCAGGCATTTAATAACCTAGAGGGTGATTTCTACCCACACGTGAGCTCAGGTATTCCTGATACTTGGTTCCAAGAAAGCAGAGTTCCTATTGCACTTGATAACACATACTATTATAATACCACTTTCTCTAAACAAAACACAGAGAACTTTTTCTCTCATTTACCTTCAGACTGGATAAAGCAACTTTGCTTTACATACTTCCCATTCAGAGCTATATACTCTGATCCACAAGAAAGTTATTCTGATAATAGAATTAACAATTGGTTGATATATCGTCCAATAAGTTTTTTTGACTTCCCTCAGAACTATGGTAAGTTAGTATCACTAGATGGTATACAGAATAAAGCTACCCTAGCTAGATTTGAAAACAAGTCATTGCTTTATGGTAACTTATTGACAATGAACACAAGTAGTCCTCAGGCAGCGTTCTTAGGTAATCCTACATTATTTACATCAGCTCCTGCAATTGATTATGCTGAAACTGACCTAGGTTATGTAGGTTCTCAAAACAAGTTCTTACTTAAAATACCTGATGGACAAATAACAATAGATGCTAAGAGAGGTCAAATATTTTTGATAGCTGGTGCTACTAAAGCAATAGATATCTCAGCGTTTGGTAGTGGTCTAAACAGGTTCTTTACAGACCATTTAGCATTTGAAATATTAAGACACTTCCCTACAGCAAATATAGATAACCACTTCAATGGTCTTGGTTTACATGGTGTATATGATAGTAAGTTTGAGAGAATAATTATAACTAAGTTAGATTATATCCCTCAACCTAATAAGCAAATATACTATAATGAAGCTTTACAGAAGTTTTATATAAATCAACCAGTGGCTGGTAATACATCAGTTATAAGATATGTAAATCTAACAGATGTAGAATACTTCTGCAATAAGTCATGGACTGCATCATTTAACATGAACACCAAAGCTTGGGTAAGTTTCCATACATACATACCTAATTTCTACATAGGAGAAAATGGTTTCTACTATTCTGGATTAAATGAAGGATGTGAATTATCAGCAGTAGCTGTTACAGAGATACCTTCTCCAACCACTACAACTACTACTACACCAGTTCCATTAGAGTGTGCTTTAAATGGTACAGCTACATATGTTCCACCACCAACTACCACGACTACAACAACCCCTACTCCTCCTCCTACAACCACAACTACAACAACTCCTCCTCCTACAACTACCACTACTACCACTTTAACTTATTGTCAATCAATTGGTGCAGGGGCTGGTTGTTTCAATTGGTACTTTACAGCAGGTGCAACAGGTGCAATAGTACAGTGGACAGATTGTAATGGTAATAATCAAAGTTCAGTATTAAATGAAGGTGAATCAGGAAGTGCATGTTTATGTGATGGTTATTCACCTAATGTTTTAGAAGGCAGTTTAGCTATTATAAGTCAAGTTGGTCAATGTGGTGATATAACAACTACTACAAGTACTAGTACAACACAATCTGAATGGACAACTATAGAATATGGTTTTAATGCATTTGATCCAAACCAAGCTTGTGATAATTATGAACTTAATGTTCTCACAACTGTATATGTATTAGTAGTTGAAACTCCTATTGTATTAGGAAGTCATTTCTATTCTTTACCTAGTGTTGGAAATCCTGCTCCTGCTGGGTTCTATGCTAGACCATGTAATATTCCTTTAAGTAACTGTACTTATGAAGTAACAGGTTTTGATGGCGAAGTAACAGGTATAGCTGAATGTGGAACACTAACTACTACTACAACTACTACATTACCACCAGCACCTACATATGTAGCTATTGATGCAAGTGCTATTGGTTATAATGAAACAGATGCTGCTAACACTGGTATTTGTTGTATACAAAAGTTAATATATGTAGATAGTTTTGGTGCATTTATATTTTCAGAACTTCCAATAGTTCCTGTACCATCAGGATATACTTTAGTGACTCAATTCTGGGTAGATGACAATGGTGTTCCATATTTTGACAATGCGTCAGTTATGTATGTAGATCAGTTTTTAACTATACCTGCTCCTGCTGGTTACTATGGAGGTGCAGCTAATGGATATAGAAGAATTCAAGGATCAGTTGGTTTATTTTCAACACCAGTAACATCTTGTGCTGGAGTACCATGTCTTTAAAAAATAATAAATGGCTAAAACAGTAATAATAAGATTAACATGTTCAGGTGGCAGAACTGGACCCTTTGATATCTCTGATAACTTAGGGACTGTCTTGGGCACTGGTATAACCAAACAAAATCTTATTGATGGGTATACTGTCAGTGTGGATAATTCTGTCACTACAATTACTATAACATCTGTGGGCAAATGCCATACAGTTTTACAAGTTACTATTGGCACTGCCACTATAGAACAACTTGCTGCATTACCCTACACAGAATGTAATACAGGTTCTTTATGGAGACACTTAACTGATGTAGTTAACTACAATAAATACTATGGTAACGTAGAACCTTACATAATAGAGTATCCATTTGCCTACCAAACGTATGATGAGATTCTTCAGAATATAAAAGACTACAGTAAGGTGTTTAACTACTTACCTATTGTTGATGGTGTGTTTAATGATAATGCTCAGATAAGTGTTGATAATCAATGGTTTAACAAAGCTGTTCTTTACAATAGCCAACAGTCTACAGGTATATTAGAATTGGTACCAAAGCCAATGCATAACCTACAACAATACTTAACCTACCCAATCTATAATACTGAAAGTAAAACTATCACTTATACTAAGTCAGATAATTTCTATCAATACAATACTTTCTGGGGATTAATTAAAAGTAAATCTGTACCTTTGTTTACAACAAGCTGTGAGTCTTTATCAATAGATAAGCTTGTAAACCAAGCAAATATGGATTATGGAAAAAGATCATTTAAGAAAGAACCACTAAGAGCTAAGGATCTTAAGGTGAGACACATCTTAGATAACAGCTCTACAGCTCATATAGTTTCTCAATTCATTGTTGCACCATCTCAAATCTCTTACAAGTAATGGCAAATTGGTTAGACAAATATGAACAAGGTGGCTTAGTCTTAAAACAAAAGACTAAGGACAACTATGGTAAGAAACCTAATGTTAATGATGTCAAAGTATCTGCAGGTCCTGGTTTTGAAGGAGATGGATACACAGCTCAAAACTGGAAGTCTCCAGCATGGGGAGGACAGTTTGCTATGGGTGGTGCTTTACCAGGTGCTGTAGGATTCACATACGCACGCACAGCTGGCTCAGCTCCTGCTAATGGTAAGTATACTAAGAAGACAAAAGCAAGTGCTCAGAATGGCAAGGAAATGGCTTTCTACCAGAATGGCTTAGACTTCAAACCTAAGTCTATATCTAAGAATGGTTCTGTTATTAAAGATGACAGAGGACAATTAGCTTATCCAGGTGAGATAACAGAGATAGGTTCTAATAACATCACTATGCAGGGAGTTGACTATCCTGTACTTGGTGTATCTGATACAGGTGATACAAAAATGATGGAGCCTGGTCAAGATTATAAGTTTGATGGTGAGAAGGTTACAGAATATCCAATGGCTCAGGATGGTACAAGATTAAATGTAGATTTAAAGAAACAAGCTGAGGAGTTCTTAGCTAGACAAAATGCTAACAGAACTACAATGTCTCAATACACTCCTAAGAAAGGAGAAGCAGAGAGATTAGATAGAGAGAAGTTACAAAGAATAGCTGATGAAAACAAACCATTAAATAAGTTTGCTAGATCTAAAGCATCTGGTAATCTACAAGATGCTATGGAAGCAGCAATGATAATGGAAGGGGGAATGTTTGCAGGTAAGCTTGTTGGTAAAGGTGCCAAAGCTGCAGGTAAATATCTTACAGAAGAGACAGCTTTAAAGAATGCTTATAAGTTAAATCCTTTAGCATTTAAACCTAAGACAGATGCTTATTATAGAATGATAGGTGAAGGAGGATATGCAGATGCTCTAGAGAGTGGTATAGTTAGACCTCCAAAAGAACTAGGTCAAGAGTATGCATATTATAATAAAGGATATCCTTTAGATACAAGATTTAGAGATGCTACTGGAAGAGCAGGATATGAAGGACCTTACATGGCAGAAGTAAAAGGAAACAAAGACTTGTTTGTAGATGAGAATACACAAGGTTTTACTGGACCTATGTTTGACGATCCAGTTGTTTATTCAAAAGCACCTATATCTACATCTAATCCTAATGTTAAATTATATAAAGAAGATTGGTTAAAAAGATATAAAGAAGTTCCTAAAAAAGAAGAGGGTGGCTGGTTAAACAAATATAAATAAATCATACAAACGTTCAATATGAAAGACCAAATGTTAAAGATAGCTAAAGTTAAATCTGAGAAGGAGTTCTATAAGAAGTATCCATCAGAGGAAGCATTTATGAAAGCTCATGGTAAAGCATTTAAGAAAGCTGCTATGGGAAGTAAAATGGTTAATGATCAATTACATCAGTTGACTGACTTTGGTAATCCTCCTATTGCTCAATATGGTAGTTCAGTTAATCCTAATACAGGAATGTTTCAAATGCCTATGAGTGGAAAGTCTGTAAGTCAGTATGATACAATGGCTGCAGGTTATGGATCAACTCCTCCTCCTGAAGGATTTGGTAATGTAAAACCTGCTGGTGGTGGATTTGATGCAGCAGGTGCAGCTATGGCTGGTCTTAATGCATTACCAGCAATTATAGGTGGTGCACAAGCAATAGGTCAACAAAAGAAAAATATCAAGAAGGCTAATCAATCAGCTCAACTAGCAGGACTTGCTAGCCAAGCTGCTACTACAAGAGAAAAAGTTGAGCGTAAGTATGTAAGACCAGAAGATTCTTTAGTACAACCTGGACAATTGGGTAGTCCTTATGGTACAGGTACAAACTATTTAGCAGCTCAGAATGGTACAATGATTGGTGGCAATCCTACAGAGATTCAAAATATATATAACCCTGGTGATATTTATACAGATGGTGGATATGAACCAATTGAATCTAAAAATCTAAAACAATACAAGAAAGGTGGTAAGATGCCCAAAGCAGAATTAGGAGAGTACTTCCAAGATTCTGGTCAAGCACAAATTGGTGGTGCTGCAGGTGAAACTATAGGTACTATGTTAGGTGGTCCTCTTGGTGGTATGGCTGGTAAAATAATAGGTCAAGTTGGAGGTAACTTATTAGGTGGTGCTAAAGATGCTAGAGAATTAAAAAAGTATCAAGATCAAGCTGCTCTTAATAGTCAACAAGCAGCATGGCAAAATCAATTGCAAAGTGGTCAGTTTAGTAAGTCTATGAAAGATGGTGGTAAAATGGGTGATGAATATAAGTGGGTGAGCCATACATGGCAACCACAAGTGATTGCTAAGTTTGGTGAATACAATGTTAAAGATTTGTTAAAGCCTCCTTATGATGCAGATATGTTAAGAAGTGGTGGTCATCTTGCACAAGTACCTTATACTCCTCCTAGTGCGTCAGCATTATACACTGGTAGACCAGATATGCCTAAAGCTCAAAATGGTAAAGCATCAGATATGAATGGTGACTTAGAAGTAATTGAAGGTGGTAAAGCAGAAACTATTTCTTATAATCCTTTCTTACCAGATGGTGGTGAGACAGTTATGTTCAAAGGTAGATCACATGATAATGGTGGTATCCCTATTAACTTTGGTGAGAATGGTGTAGAAGTTGAAGGTGGTGAACCAGCAGTTAAGTTAAAAGATGGTGGACGTGATAGCAGCATGGTGGTATTTGGTAATATGAAATTATCACAAATGGCTGCTGATGAGTTTGGTATAGCAGATGCAAAAGGTAAGAAGTTTAAACATGTTGCTACAGATATAAGCAATGTAGAAAAGAAACAAAATAAGCTAATAGAAAAAGCTACAGAAAGAGCTGATATGACTACAGGAAATAGTGGGTTTGATCAATTGAAAATGAATACAAGTCAAGCTCAACTTATGGGAGCCAACATGAAATTAAGAAGTGCAGCTATTTTAAAACAAAACTTAGCAGCTGTTCAGAATGCTATTCTTGATACAGCTAGTGAGTTAGGTGTTAAAAGTGATGAGTTAGCACAAGGCAAATTAGTAAAAGAAAAAGATCCTCGTATGATAGCACAAAAAGGAACTAATGTTCCATATAGTGGTACACCATTTTCAGATGCTCCTGATTTATATCCTGGCCCTACAGGAAGAGATATTGTAAATAATGTTGTATCTTCAGCATTAAGTGGAGTTCCTACAAGAGATGAATATACTCAAATACCTTATCAACCAGGATATAGTTCAATGAATACAACTCTTCCTACAGTTACAGTGACTGGTGATAAGTTAAGTACAAGTAATAACTTACTTCCTGGTGGGGTTGGTGGAGCTGAAGAAGCTTCAGACAAAGGAAAAGGTTTTGATTGGAAAGGATTAGGTCAAATGGCTTTGTCAAACATTGCTCCATTCTTAAGACCTAGAACTAAATTAGGTCTTGACCCTGAAGAGATATATCCTGAATATTATGCAATGGCTACCAATCAGTTAGAACCTGTACAGGCTCAAACCTTCCAGCCAATGTTAGATACTCCATATGACATTTCTTTTAATGATCAGATTAATGCTATTGACTCTCAGTCTAGAGCTGCCATCAGAGCTGCAGGTTCAAATCCAGCAGCCCAAGCACAGATTATGGCTCAGTCATTAGAAGCTAAGAACAGAGTATTGGGAGAACAAAGCAGAGTCAATCAAGCTAACAAGATGGGTACTTACAATAGAAACAGAGCTTTGTTAAATGATGCTCAGTTGAAAAACTTACAAATCCTTGATCAACAATACGTTAGACAGGCCCAAGCTAAATCTAACACTAGAGCTCAAGCTCTTGAAGCTCTTAAATCTATTGCTGCTAAGACTGCTCAGAACAAGCTTGAGAATCAAACACTTAACGTTTATGAGAACATGTACAACTACAGATTCTCTCCAAGTGGTGTAGCTTACAATACTAACGCTCCTGCTCAGTTTAATATACCTGAAGGAGTTGGCATAGAAGGTTTATCAAACTTAGATAAAAGTAAAATAAAAGACCTATATGAGAGAATTGTTAGTAGAGATAAAACTGGCAATATTACAGGAAGTAAAGAAAGAACCAGAACTTCTAAGACAAGCAGAAATGGTTCTATTGTTCAAGCTTTAAAAAATCTATAACTAATTAAGTTATAGTGATTTACCAAAAAATGTTATTACTCTTGGTAATTCTAATATTTTAAATTAATTTTGTATTATGGCATCGTTTACAGATCAAATATCAACCTTTAACCCATACGTATCAAAGGCCCCTTTGATAGAAGCAATGGTCACTGTTGGCACTCAAAAGCAACAACAGTATGACCAAGGTGTGCAAAAAATCCAGGGATATGTAGATAATATTGCTGGTATGGACGTTGTCAATGATGCTGACAAAAAGTATCTACAGTCCAAGCTAAATGACTTGGGTAGTAGATTAAAGACTGTTGCAGCAGGAGACTTCTCTAATCAGCAATTAGTTAACTCTGTGGGAGGTATGGCTACCCAAGTTATCAAAGACCCTACAGTTCAGAATGCTGTATACTCTACAGCCAATTATAGAAAAGAACTTTCTAAGTTACAGAAGGATGTAGATGAAGGTAAGTCAAGTCCAGCTAATGTTGATTTCTTTAATAAGAAAGCTAACAGTTGGTTGTCTTCTGATAAAGCTGGTCAAAAGTTTTCAGCAGGTTATATCCCTTATTTTGATGTACAGAAGTTTGCTAAAGAAACATTTGATTCTGTAAAGCCTGATGGTTTTACAACAGATATGGTTTATGAAACAGATGGAAATGGTAATATAAAAGTTGATAAATCAGGCAAGCCTATTTATTCTCCAGTGATGAAAAGACTAGAGCAGGAAGGTAGATTTCCAGAGAAGGTAAAACAAACTATAGAACAAATCTTTTCTGATAGTAGAGTGAGTCAGCAATTAGGTATCTCAGGTGAATATGAATACAAAAACTATTCTCCAGATATGTTAGCTCAAAAGGTTAACGCTCAAAAGGAAAATATGATTGCTAAGTATGATGAGGAGATAAATGAACTTGCTTTAAAAAAAGGTACAGGTAAGGATGTCCAAGCTCAGATAGATCAACTTGAATTAAAGAAGAATAATATAAGAAGTCAGTATGATGATATAATGTCTGTAACTCAGGATAATCCAGATGCTATCAGATCTTTGTTATATAAGGATGATGTTAAAAGTAGATTCACCACAATGTTTGGTGAGATGAAAACTAAAGAAACATCAATGAGCAACCCAGGTTGGGATGCTAACTTCAAACTTTTACAAGAAGCTAATGAACAATCTAGATGGGCTCAAGATAGAGCTTTGAAAATTAAGGAGATTGAAATTAATTTAGGAGAAAAAGCAAAAGATAGACAATTACAATTAGTTCTTGCACAAATGAAAGGAACTAAAGGTAAAGGTATTGATACTAATGGTGATGGTATACCTGATGATTTTGGAGCAGGTAGTGGTTTTGAACAAGCTGATATGCCAGGTAATGTTGATTTAATTTCTAATTTTGAATCAGATTATGCAAGTGCTGCAGATAACTATACTAATTCTGCAGATAACTTTATTTGGAGTGCTGCTATTTCTAAAGTTCCTGGAAATCAAGCTAAGCTTGATAGAATGATGGCACAAGGTACTAGTAGAGATCAAGCTATTAAAAACTTACTTGATAGTACAGCAGCTCAGAATAAAGAAACTCCAGAAAACTTTAGAGCTAGATGGGGTGATAAATCTACAGTAGCTATGAACACTATGACTGCTCAAGAAAAAAGAAACAACCCTGATGTTCAAGATGCTTATTATTTATACAGTGCTTCAAAAAGAAACTTTGATATGTTAAATACTGTCAAAAGAAAGGTAGATGAAGTGACAGGAAATATATTAGGTAAAGATGTAAACAAAGCAAAGATAACAGAAGGTATAAAGTCTGTTGGAGGATTAGTTGATGGTAAAGCAGTTGTATTAACTCCAGATGATTTTTATGATATAGCACTATACTTAAAAGGTAATGCATCTTCTGTTGGTTTTTTAAATGATAAAGGAGCAAGAGATCAAGCTAGAAAGGCTGAGGCTAGAATGGATGCAAAAGGTAAAAAAGAATTACTTGATCTTGCACTATTACAATATGGAGAAGATGCTGGTCCAATAACAAATACTATAAGATCTGCTAAAGCTATAGGAAACCTTGCAATCAATTCAATTGGTAAAGGTATCCCTCTTCCAGGAAGAGGTGCATTCCCAGGAATAGACTTGTCTCAAGTAAATAAGATATATGATAAGTTAGGAGATGACTATGCTGATATATTAAAGACAAAAGCAAATGTTGTAAAAGGATTTTATAATGTTCAACCAAACTTAAAAGCTGGATTATTAAGTGGAGATGCTGGAGATGATAAGGTGATGGTAGATAAATTAACAAGATTTGCTGGTAATTATAATACTTCAGGAAAGAATATTTCTCCTGACTTTAAAAGCTTTGCTTCTAATGTTGGTAAAAAAGATGTTACTTTTGAAGCACAAGTTATTACAGGTCCTGGAAGTAAACCTTTAGTTGAAGTTGTAGCATATGGTGGAGATGATAATAAGAGATTAGGAGGTATGATTATAGCAGATGATGAAGCTAGAGGACTTGGTGTTAATCCTTCTACATTATACGAACCAAAAGAAGTTACCAATGTTAGAACTTATTTAAATGCAAATGGTGACCAAACTTCTAAAGGTGACCCTAAGGAAAAATCAACATACATACAAGGAGATAGTTATCTTAAGACACCTGACTTTATTAACTTGAAAGGAAGTGGATATGATGCTGCAGCTAATATTGTATATAAAAATGGTTTATATTATTCAAACATATTTGGAAGTGATGGTAGAAGATCAAAGGTAATGACAATGCCTGGTAGTCCAAACTTACAAGCAGTTCTTCAGAACTTAACAAATAACGTAAACGCACAGTGGATTGAAGCACTTTTAACTGAACAATAATGCCAGATAAAATAGTAAATTTAGGGGGTACAATTGAAGGTTTTCCAAAGACACCTGTAGTTAATACAGACATTAGACAATCTAAAGGTCCTGCTCCTTCTATAACTGACTTGTATACACAAGGATTAAGCACTGCTAAACCAACAGGTGTGGAAGCTATTCCTACAGCTAACCTATACGTTGGTGAAAGATATGCTGCTGTTAGACCTGGTGAGAATCTTGAGGAAGCATATGCTCAACAACAATCTTCAGCAGATAGATGGAAGAATGGTGCTATTAAGTTTTTTGGCACTGCAACTGCTTCTCTTGTTTCTGGTACAGCTGGTCTTGTTTATGGTGTTGGATCTGCTATAAAAGATGGAAAGTTTTCTAGTCTTTATAATAATGATTTGACTAGAAACATGGATAAGACATTTATTCAAGGATTGGAAGATACTGCTCCTAACTATTATACAACAAAAGAAAGAGATGCTGATTGGTGGTCTCCTGATAATATATGGACTGCTAACTTCTTCTCAGATAAACTGATGAAGAACTTAGGTTATACAGTGGGTGCATTAGGTGGTGGTGTAGCTTGGGCTAAACTATTAAAAACACTAGGTACAACAAATGCATTGGTTAGAGCTGGATATGGATTAGAAGCTGTTACTGCTGCAGAGGGAGCAATGCAAGCTGTTCCTAAAGTAAATCAATTTGCTGCATTTGATGGTGCTCTTAATTCTGTAGCACAGAAATATTTAAAGACTCCTATAGGTAAGTTATTAAATGATCCTGAAAGAATTGTTGCTTCTACAATGGGTACATTTGGTGAAGCTTCATTAGAGGCTTTACAGAATGCAAATGATTTCAGACAAAAGGCAATAGAACAATATGTTCAAAAATATGGTAAGAATCCTACAGGTGCTGACCTAGAAGAACTTGATGACTACGTAAGTAGCGTTGGTAACTTCACTTGGGGAATGAATACTTTATTATTAACTGGTACAAACTATATTCAACTTCCAAAGATATTAGGTTCTTCTAACAGAGCTGATAAGTTGTTACTTAATCAGATTGAAAAGAAAGGACAAGGTGCTGCTTTTACAGAAGTGGTTCCCTCTACTAAGTTTGGAAAAGTGTTACAAAGATCAAAGGATGTTTCTAAACTATTCTTTGCTCCTACAGAAGCATTTGAAGAAGGTGCACAGTTTGCCATCCAAGTAGGTACAAATGATTATTTCAATAGAGCTTTTAGAAACAGACAAGGTACACAAGACTTCTTGACTGCTCTAAGTGGTACTATGGGTAACGTACTTGGTAAGGGTGTAGATGATGCCATCTCTACTAAAGAAGGTTTAGAGAGCATCTTAATTGGTGGCTTGTCTGGTGGTATTCAACAAATTAGAAATACAATTCAACAACAAGGTATATTAGGTACAGGTGGTCAAAGAAGAGCTAATACAGATATAGCTCTAGGTGCTTTGAAACAAAGCAATATTGAAAATGTACTTGGAGACTATGCTAGATATATTGGTATTGGTATTGGTTCTCAAAAGGCTAGACAACAATCTATTGTAAATAATGATAAGGTTTCAGAGAAAGACTTTGAGACAGACTTTACATTATCTTACATTATGCCAAGAGTTAAATATGGTAAGGTGGATTCTATTGGAGAAGAGTTATCTTATTATTCTCAACAATCAGCTACAGAAGAAGGCTTCCAACAATTGGTTGCAAATGGTATTGTAAATGCTGGTGAAACTAGAGAAGACTTCTTAAAGAGACTTACAAACATTGCAAGAATCACAAAGAACATAAATGACTTATATGATTCTTTAGGTAGAAAGTATAGTAATCAACCTGGCTATACATCAGAGATATTAGATAAAATGGTGTATTCTTTAGCTAAGGTGGGTAGTTATGACTTGCGTATTCCTGAGGTAAATAACATGTTGTTCACAGCAGGGGTTAATACACAAGACATATTACAAAGTATCATCAAAGAAAACAAACCTAATAAAGAAGCTGTACAAGAATCATTGAAACAAATCAATGAGATGGATGTAACTTCTGAGACTAAGGATGACTTGAAGACAGCATTGTCTGACATCATTGAATTGGGTTTACGTAGAAAGTTATTCATTGATGAATATGATGCTATCAAATCTAAACCTACAGACTTTCAGTTTAAGCCTGATGTAGAGTTTGGTGCTGCAGGAGAAGTGCCTGTAACAGTGATAGAAGAAGAAGAAGACGTAACATCAGAAGGACAGTTCTTTCCTATACAAACAGAAAGAAAACTAGAGGTTGGTAAAGAGTACTTCTTAAAACAACCTGTTAGAAAGCAAGACAATACACTTACATTAGCTCCTAAGATTAAGGTGTTATCTCAAACATTGGGTGGTGAATATGAAGTGCAGTTACCTAGAGGTGATGTGCGTTTCTTAACTCCTGAAGATTTTGCAACAATAGACTTAGCTGATGAAGGTGCAGAGTCACCAGAGTTGAAAGACATCATGGATGCTGCTATTGATAATGTATTATCCACTCCTGAGTTTGCAGGTGTTACACTTCCTGAGGGAGAGGATAAGTTAGCGTATATTAACTCTTTAGACAATGCACAATTAATTGATGCTGTTGAGACTGAGTTCAATACACTTTCAGAAACATATTTGAAAGAACAAGCTGATCTTCAAGCTAATAGAGAGAAGATGAATGCTGTAGCAGATAAGATTAAGTCTGCACAAACTGATATTGCTGCTACATCTGGAGTTGTCCCAACAGGCAACAATGATGAAGACTTAATGAATACACCTAGTCCTAAGGAGACTCCTAAGAAAGATGCAGGTATATTGTTTACCTCTTCTACGTCTGCCTCTGTTGACTGGGAGAAAACATTAGCTCCTAACATTACACGTTACAATGAGTTTATAAACAAGGTAAAGACCTTTAAGAATAAGAAGAATATCAAAGCTATTGTTGTCACTCAGAAACAAGAAGCTGCATTGGGATTAGCTGGTCTTGGTGAACTATCTTTTAGAGAAGGTAACTTTGATACAGCTTTATTGAATGATCCTATTTATGGTTTCATTGGTCTTGTATTTGTAGAAGACAAGAAAGGAGAAAGACAATTTGTAGATAAGAATGGCAATCCTATTGGTAAGGTGGGTGAGCAAGTGGAATTAAACAAGGTGGTGTTTACAGGTATGCCTGCTGCTAAACTAGACAATAGTAAAGGTGAACCTAGAAACAGAGCTGGTCAAGAAGAACAAGCTGCATTAGAGTTAGCTGCATACGAAGTATATCGTAAAGACTTAAGAGAGGCTGCTGAAGAAGAGTATCCAATATTTAACTTTACTCCATCTAGAGGTATTGCTAATACAGATGATGTTAAAAAGTCTGTAGGTGGTGTTCTTATTCCTGAGAATCAGATTGCTACACAACAAGTCTTAACTGTTGTGACTAAAGAAGGTATTGACCATATAGATGGTATAACTTATAAATTTCCTAATGGCAGACCTGTATTCCAAAACCAAGACACATTAGAATATTTAAACAATTCTAACTTAACTAAAGACCAAGCAAGTGCAGTTTATAATGTACTCAAAGCTATGTCTAATGAAGCTAAGCAACAAATTGCTGCTAAGAAGCCAGTTAAGTTTAATGAGATATATAAAAGATTTTTACAAGGAGTTACATTCTATACCAATGCAGATGCTGTAGCAAATGGTGTAGGCGAAGGAAGTGGCAATCGTATTTATATAGAGGGATCTATATTGCACATTGGAAGCAACACATATGACTTTGCTAATATAGAGAAACAAGAGATTCCTATTGTAAGTGATTTACAAGGAGTGTTCCATAATGTAAATAGCTTCACAGTTAACTTAGGACTAGGTGAACCTTTTATAGAATTCTATGTAGATGCTGCTGGTAAGTTAGCACAAAGAAACTGGAAGAACTATCAATCTTATTTGTTAGCAAGTAAGAATCCTGATGGATCTGGACGTATAGCTCCTTTAACAACCACTGTGGCTAAACCTACAGAGGCTGTTCCTTACACACACAAACAAAAGTATATCATTCTAAATGGCTTAGAACTTCCTAAACAATCTGTAGTTAAACCTGCAGAAACTGGAGTGGAGACATATAAGTCTAATGTAGGTGATGTTACATATAAGGTTACAACAGATAGTAAAGGTGACTTCACTGTAGAGTTAGTTGGTGAGAATCCAAACATTCAGAAGATTGTAGACAACCCACAATTAATGGCTGTTGCTACACAACAACTTAAAGACCTAGGTAAGTATGATGAGTTAGACCAACCTATTGAGACTGCTGCTAAGTTTGCTGTTGAGTTCATTACAGCTAAGCTTGTTAAAGATAGAGTAGAAGTAGCTCCTGTTGAAGAGAAAGCTGAACAAGCAGAACAACCTAAGAACATCAACATTGGTGATGCTGAATACAGAAGAATAGGTAGAACAGATGTAGATAGAATAAGTGATGCTGAGCTTGCATTGTTTAAAGAATGGCATGCTAAGAATGCTAAGAACATTCCTTATCAAGTGTTAGAGAATGTTATTACTATTAATAACACAGAGAAGGCATGGGGAGCATTTGAGAATGGTGTGGCTAAGTTTTTTAAAGGAGCTCAGAGAGGTACAGAATACCATGAGATATTTGAAGGTATCTGGAAAGGTTTCTTATCTCAAGGAGAGCAACAATCTATCCTTGATGAGTTCAAAGCTCAAACAGGTTCTTTCTTAGACAGAGAGTCTGGTAGAAGAATAGATTATGCAGATGCTACAGATCAACAAGCTAAGGAAAGAATAGCTGATGACTTTGCTGAGTTTAGACTTGGTAAGTTACCTGCTAGAAACCTTACAGAAAAGATTAAGAACTTCTTCAAAGCTATTATGGATTTCTTCAAATCATTTGTAAATAAACCTACATTGAAAGAAGACTTATTCAAAGCTATAAATACAGGTGAGTTTGCAGATAGAACACTTCCTGAAACTGTTAAGAATCAAGCTGCTGAGTATAGAAAGATTGAAGGTATAAATGCTAAGCAAACTAATGAGTTTGTACAAGACATTACAGCTAGAGTGTTTGGTGAGATATTTGCCAACAACAGCTCTTTGTTTAATATAGAAGACATTACATCTTTTGATTTATTTAATAGAATCAGAGAAAAATATATACAGAACAATGTTATTGGTGACAACCCTGTAACACAAATCTCTGAGAATCAATACGCTAAGTTAGTTGAAAGAACTAAAGAGTTCTTGAAAACATACAGAATTGAGTTTGATGAAGATAGTAGAGTTACAGTTAATGATGATGGAGCTAATAGAAAAGACTATGCTGCTGAAGCGTTCACTGTTAATTTCAAGAAGTCTTCTCCATATGCTGTTAAATTATTGATTGGTACTTTGATTAAGACAAAAGGTTTGAGTCGTGAAGCTGATACATCTAGTATTGGTGGACTTAAGCTGTTACCTTTTAATCAAGCGTTTACAACTTTAATGAATAGACTTTCTAACACAAGAAGTATCCCTGAGTTTGTATCTAAGCTACATGAATTAGCTAAAGAAAACAGTGACTATATTAGATTGTTTGAACGTTTAGGTGGTAACCTAACCACTGGTAAGATTGACTTTAATTCTTACAAACCTCATGACATTAGATTGTTTACTAACTTCTATCAGGTGTTTACAAAACAAAGACCTGATGCGTTAGCTATGTTCATGGATGGTAATAATGTATACACTGCTCCTGCTAATCAAGCTTCTGCTATTGCTGCAACAAGATCTGAGTGGATAGAGAACATGAAGACTAAGGCTGAACAGCCTGGTTCTGTCATTAGCTTTAATGGAAAAGTATATAAAGTTAAGAAAGAGGATTATAATATTAAGCTTCCACAAGATAAGATAGAGTTCTTAGCACAGTTAGGTATAGAGTTTCCAATGGCTGTGTACAATAAGGTGAAGAACAAGAAAGCTTTTGGTGATGCTGTAACTGGTATTAAGATAGGTCTTAGTAAGACAGATGAGTTGATGAGCTTTGGTGGTAGAAAGCTTGGTATTCGTACACAGTTAAATGAGCTGGCTAAGTTATATACAGTGGCTGCTTCTCCTGCAGAAGACAGCACATACTTTGGTGTAGATGGTAATAGAATACAATCTGACACAGATGCAAACTATCCTTCTTTATTAGAATACGTATTTAACTCTTCTGACACGTTAGAAGAATTGAAGCAGAACATGCCTCAGTTAAATGATGTATTCTCTACAAACAGCCAAGTGTTAAAACTAGGTGGTAACTTCTTTGATGAAGAAGGTAATAGAATTGCTGAGATTAAGTTACAATACATACAGGGAGTTAAGGATGTTGTAGACAATGAAGGAAAGACAACATCTTCTCTAAGCATAGGTGATAGGTACATTACAGAAATGAACCAAAACCTAGATGGTAGATATTATGTATTAATCCCTGCAGATAGTTCTAGAGAGTGGATGATGAACTTAGGTAATACAATTGCCTATACAGACGTAGCTGCTGGTAATGCAGATAAGTTATTCACTGATACATTCTTAGGATATTTAAAGGATGAGATTAAGTTAGCTCAAGATAGCACTAACAGATCTAAGCTTAGAAACGTAGAAGATAAAGCTACAGAGCTTAGATTCTTAAAGGATATGCTTCCTGCTAACTTGTTAAAGAAGATACAAAAGCTTATTGACAATAGAGCATCAGAAGAAAGTATTAATACTTTTATTAATACAAATCGTGAAGATTTAGATGCAGGTATTCTAAAGTCATTAAATGATACTGTTACCAAGACTAGACAAAACTTAATTGATACAAATAAACTTATTTTTAGTTTAACTGTTTCAGTTCAATTTGCAGCAGATAAATATATAATGCCTGAGCTAGAGAATAGATTCACTGAAAAGGCTGGCTTGAATAAGTTAGCTTTGGCAGATCAAGATGTTAATAATGTTATCAAGTTTGCTAATGCTAACTACATGATTAACAACGTGGAGTTCCACAAGATATTGTTTGGTGATCCATATCAGTTTAAGATTGAAGGCAATCAATTAGATGAGACTAAGCGTATTAAGTCTTTCTTATCTCCAAGAAGAATCACTGTAAACTCTGATGAGTTTAATAACTTATTCAATAGTGAATACAATACAGTGGCTGGTGTTCAATTAACATCAGAAGACTATGGATATCATGAGCATAAAAACTTTGCTAAGACATTCACAGCTGCTGATGTAGAAGTGACAGATAGTTTTTATCCTAAGACAAATGAAGCAGATGCTGCTTCTTGGATTATGGATGGTGCATTTAAAGAAGTGAAATTAAAGAATGGTCAATGGTCTGATGAGGCTGAAGATTGGCATCAATGGCAAATGGCTTACACAAGACAGAATGTTCCTGGCTACAAATATAGAAGCGAAGCTCTTCGTAAACATGATGAAGCGTTAATAGAACAATCTGAGCCTAAGAATTTTATAGAGGAATTAAAACCTATTGTATCTGGTAATAAGTTTGGTAAAGCAAACTTTGACCTTGTATTAGATAAGTTCTCTCAAATGCCTTTATATTATAAAGCTGTAAAAGGAACCAATCTTGCTAAGTTCTATAAGAAAATGTTCAAAGAAGGTTATGACTATGCTGTAGTAGTTTCTGGTAGAAAAGTGGGAGCTGAGAAGTTACACAAATTATATAATGAAGATGGTAACTTTAATGAAGAAGCATTTAACAATACAATCAATGTTGGCTGGGATGCTTATGGTATTCAAGTAGAGAATAGCTATGATAAAGATAGCAAACAAACCCTTGGTTCTCAGTTAACTAAGCTTGCCACTGTTGACTTATACAGTGATGGTAAAGCTAATAATGAAGATGCTAGAAAGGCAGTAGAAAAGAACACTGAGGTGTTGAAAGAGATGTTACTTAATGGATATCAAGAGTTATTAAGAAAGCTTAGTATTGAAGATCTAGGTGACAACTTTGTTGTTAAAGATAAGACTGTTGTAGCTGATACATTAAGACAGGAGATGCTTAAGAGAAAAATGTCTGAGAATGGTATTGATAGTATATCTATTGATCCAGAAATTGGAGAGTTTTATATTCCATTCGAAGCATCAACAAACTACATCCAGATCAAGAGCATCTTGTATTCAATTGTAGACAAGTCTATTGTATCTCCTAAGGTAAATGGTTTCCCTGCTGTACAGGTTCCTGTAACAATGTGGGAGAAAGCTGGTGAGTCTAGAGGAGAAGGATTAAAGAAGTCTGCTCTTAAGTTTTATACAAGAGAAGATCCATATATGGAGGTATATCTTCCTGCATGGTTTAAGAATCAATTAGTTAAGGCAGGTGTTGTTGGAAAGACTGATGAAGAACTAATTGAGTTATTGAAAGATTCAGAGATATTAAAAGGTATAGGATTTCGTATTCCAACACAGGGATTAAACTCTGCAGAGGTATTTAGAATCAAAGGTTTCTTACCTGAGTTTATGGGTAAGACAATTGTAGTTCCTTCTGAAATCACTACAAAGGCTGGATCTGACTTTGACATAGATAAATTAAATCTATACTTAAAGAACATATACGTAACTCCTTCTGGAGAAATCAAGTCTGTACCATTCTTTGGATATGGAGATCAAGCTAAAGAGGCTATCAAGAAATTCATCTTTGAGGAAGATATCAAAGCAATGTTAGATATCAATAGTGAGATATCTGGAAGTAGAATTGATGACTATGGTACATTAGCTGATAAGCTATACAAACAATCTCTTGAGAATGAATACTTTAGATCTATTGAAACATTACTAACTCTACCAGATAACTTTGATAGATTGACTTCTCCTAATACAGATACAACTCTTAAAGAGATTGCTGGTAATTTAGATACATTAAGAGGAGAGGATGAAGGTGATATCAAGAATAGATTGTTGGATAGAAACTACATGACTAATCAAAGACATGCCTTCTTGACTGGTAAGAGATGGATTGGTATTGCTGCTGTAAACATTACAGGTAATTCTCTTGCACAAAAGACAGATGTGTTTGTTGAGAATCCACAAACAGAAATGGCTTTATCACACAACAAGTTTAAAGATGGTGGATTTGAGCATATATCTCTTTCTGGTATGTTAGACCAGGATAAAAAATACATCTCTGATAAGTTATCAATGTATGCGAATGCTTTCGTAGATATTGCTAAAGACCCATACATCATGAAGATTATCTACAGCAATAGAGTTGTGGGCACATTTATGTTATTAGAGCGTGCAGGTGTTCCTATGAAGACAGTGGCTATGTTTATGAACCAGCCTATTATAAGAGAACACATCAAGAACTTAGATGCTAATGGTGCTCCTAGATATGCAATAAGCAATGCTGATTATATCAAACAGGCTAAGATAAACTTCCCTGCAAGTACCAAAGCTATCCAAGCAGCTACAGTTGCTGAAGGTAACTTTGAGGATAACATATCCTCTTACGCTAAGGATACAATGAATGAAACTCAGAATGCTGAACAACACAAGATATTGAATGAATTCTTATCTTATGTTACCCTAGCTGATGAGAACTTCAATTTCACACAGGCTATCAATTATGATACCAGTACATTTAGAAATGCTGATGACTTCTACAGAAAAGAAATGATGACTGATCGTGCACAAAATAAAGGAGCTATTAGCTCTCCACAGAAAGTGTTAGACAGTTCTTTCTTAGGTACAGAAAAGACTGTGTTAGATCAATCTAATTCAGCACTAGGTGCCATCCTTAAGTTTAACCAACCTGAATTCAGAGGGGTGCTTGAGAATACTATTCAACAATATGCTGAGAAGTTTTACATGGCTAAGGATACATTTAATAGAGTGGCTGAGAAAGCAACAGCAAGCTTACTTGATTATATTATTCAAACAGGTAGAAAGAACGCATTGAATATCAGTGAGTTATCTTTTGGTCCAGGATCTGTAGCAGTGAAGTTAGAAGAAGATAAACAAAAATATCCTAATGTACAAATACTACAAGACTTAGTTGTAGTGTCTGCAGAAAGACCAAACAGCCCTAAGACTATTAAGCTTAAAGCTAATACTAAAGAAGCTTATGATGAGAACATGTATATTGGTATGATGAGAGAGTTGAGAGACAATCCAAATACTAACCAACTATTCAAAGATCTTATCAAAGTAGCTATCATACAAGGTACCTATCAATCTGCTGTATCTATTAAGAACATTGTTCCTATTGAAGACTATTCTACAGAAGTAAAAGATATTGTAAACACAGCTGTGGTAGATACAAACGTTCAAGAGTTTGCTAATAACAATTGGTTCCAAAGAAACAATTGGAAGAATCCAGATATCACTCCTGCTATTGCCCCTTATATTGATGAAGAGTCTATAACAGAACTTGGTGAGTTTAAGAATGAAATAGTTTCTCAATACAAGTTTACAGGCTTTGTAGAAATCCCAGAGGTTGGTATAGGTGAGAATGATAAACTTGTACTATCTGTAGGTGAAAGATCTAAAGCTGCTGGCTATGATATGATTACAATTCCACGTATCATCACCACTAAGTATGGTGAGATGATTGACTTCATGACTGGTAAGACTATTACAAGAGCAGGATATGCAGAATTAAAAGCTAAGGGTGATCCTATAATTGGACAAATGTTTGGTTATCAGAAAGTTAAGTTTATAAGTGGTGAAGCATTGAGAACATATAAAGGAAAGTTTGTATTCAAGATGGTAAACTTATATGGTGATGGACAATTTATTTCTGAATACTATAAGTTTAATAAACCTTCTGAGTTAGATAATAACACAGGTAAGGTGACTGATGAGATTCCTAATTCAGAGATTATAAAATACTTTACAGGTATTGTTGAAAATGAAGTAAATTCACAGCCTGAAACAGAAACAGATCTAAGTACTAAAGACTTTAAATGTAAATTCTAATGAGTTGTCAAACAGGTATAAAAACTGCAGTTGAGAAATATGTACAGAACAAGCCTTACTTAAGATTTGATGGTAAGGATTTTATAGAAGTTAGAACATCTCCTAAGGAGAAAGTTAATTCTAACAACTTCTATGGAGTATCTCGTTCTGTAGCAGACACTCTTAACAAAGCAATCAATTCTGAAATTGCTTTAGGAAAGGTATTCTATCCTAAACAATATTCAGATAAGGTGGGAGTAATTATTGCTCCTACAGTTAAGCAGTTGGATGCATTAAATGCAAAAGATGCAACTGAGCTTGAACAAGCTTTGGCTGAATTAGATCTTGAAATACCTGAGGCTAACAGATTAGATCTTGAGAATGATACTACATTTGGTGTTAACTCTGATGGAGATAGCACAGTGTTATTACAAACAGGAGAGATACCTGCTTCTAAAGCAGCTCCTCAAACTGTAAGTCTTGTTAAAGATTTGTTAAATAGAATAGGTGTAGATATTAAAACACTACAAGCTATAGAAGTGGATGGTGTTAAGCAAGATGTAAATGGTGTTGCTAACATTATGCAAAAGCTTGTACAAGTAGTAGAGGGTAAAGAGAATGTAGCCCTTACAGAAGAAGCTATGCACTTTGTTGTAGAAATATTAGAGCAAAAGAATCCTCAGTTATTTAATAGATTACTAGGAGAAATCAATGGATACAAAATGTATTCTGATGTCCTAGCTACATATGGTAAGTACAAACAATATCAAACTGCTGATGGCAAACCTAACATCAGAAAGTTAAAGGTGGAGGCTATTGGTAAAATATTAGCTGAGACAATCATTAGAAAGAATGAAGGTTCTACAGAGAAGCCTGAGCTATTAGCTAAGGTAGAAGGTTGGTGGAATACAATAGTTGACTTTATAAAAGGATTATTTGTTAAATCTGGATTTGACCAAGCAGCAATGATGGTTTTATCTGGTGAAGAGATTGGCACTGCTGATGATATTAGAAACAAAGAAGGAATATTCTTCCAACAAAACGTTAACACTCAACAACTTATAATTGATAAGTTAAAATTAACTAGTAATCAGATTACAAAAGATGACACTGGTTATTTAATTAATGGTAACAGAATCAAAAGAAGAGTTACTGACTTTGTTAAAGATTGGTATAGCACAAGATTTGCTAACAAAGACTTGACTAAGTCTGAGTATGATCAAGCTGTAGATGACCTTAAGAAAGAAAAAGGTACAGCAGGACATGCTGACATTGAGCACATGCTTAAGAACTACTTCTTAAATGAAGATGGTACGTTGAGACCTGAGAATGAAAGACCTGATGATAATGGATATATATCTCAGTTGAATCCTAAGAACAAGGATATGTATAATATTCTTAAAAGAAACATGGCAGCTCGTTTGGAAACATTCCCTGCTAATACAAAGTTTCTTGCTGAGATGACTGTATATAATGCATCACGTGATGTAGCTGGTACTATAGACTTTATTGCTGTTACTCCTGAAGGAAAGGTAAGCATTTTAGACTGGAAGTTTATGGACCTTAATGTTCAAAGATATAAAGATGTTCCTTGGTATAAGGTAAGTGCTTGGAGACAACAAATGAAACAATACAAGTCTATTATAGAAAAGGGGTATGGTGTTAAGCCAGAAGACTTTGAACAAACAAGAATGATTCCTATCAGAGCAATTTATTCTGGAGCTATTCCTAAAGAAGGAGTGCTACCACAGTTGACAGGTGTTCAGATAGGAGATGTAAACTTAAACAAAGAAGAACTAGCATACTTACTACCTGTAGGTTTAGAAACTGAAAAGACTAGTAATAAGAAACTAGATACGTTGATTGAAAAGCTTAATAAGATATATGACACTATATCTTCTAAGAAAGCTAGTCCTGAAGAGAAAAGAAGTAAAGCTGAATTATTAAACTCATTGTATGAGTCTATTAGACAATTACAAATGAGAGAGAATGTTGAGCCCCTTATTAGACAGGCTAAGTTATTAAATGCTGACGTTCAAAGAGTTATAGATACATATAATAATGAGTGGAAAGGTAAAGATCCAGGAGCATTTACAGATAAACAAAAGAATGACCTATCTGATAGAATCCTATCTTATGAAACCTCTCTGATGGTTTATACATCTTTGGCAACAGACTTAAAGTCTTTGTTCAAGAAAGACTTGTCTGAGAAAGATCAAGCATTGTGGCAAGACATTAGAGACACTGCAGAAAGTGCAAATGAGTTAGAAGCAGATCTTGAAGAAGTAAGAAAAGACTTTGCTGAGAATGTTATTGCAAAAGATGTAAACGTTATGGACTTATTAAAACCTGAGAAGGTTATTAAAGGATTTAGTAAGTTATTTAACTCTACGTCTGTAATACAGCTTAAGTCTGCTGAGATTTTATATAAGATGGCTAACAGAGCCTTTGGTCTTGCGTCTATTGAAACGTCAGAACAAGGAAACAAACTTTTAGCTATTAAAGAGAAGTATGATAAGTGGGCTAAGTCTAAGGGGCTTACAAACAAAAACTACTTTGATATTATCAAGAAGAAGAACAAGAATGAATTAATAAATGAGTTTAGTTCTGAGTTCTACGAAACTTTGAAGAGTAAGATTGCTGAGAAAGATACACAATGGGTTAGAGATAACATTGATGTATCAAAGTATAATGAATTCTTAAAAGAACAGAAGGAAAAAGAATTTAAGAGAATAGAAGATAAACCTAGATTTGGTGATGAAGAAAGTATAAACAAAGAGAAGAAGAGAGAGGTTGCTGATGTTAATGCTTTATACAATACATCAACAACTGATTCTCCTGGTTGGTTATTGTATGAGTTTGTTAGTAAGTTTCCCAAGGCGGAGAGATGGGAGTCTGAAGCATGGAAAGAACTTAACAAACCAGAGAACAAACCTGCTAAAGAGTTCTTTGATTATATTAAAGGTAGAAATGAATATCTAGTGGGAATCAAATATATTAATAGTAGAGATGCTAGGGTGTTTTTACCATTTGTAAGAAAGAGTCTTACAGAGAAGATTGTAATGGGTGGTGAGTATAAACTTGGTGAGTCTTTGTTAAGAAACATAACTATCACAGAAGGAGACGTAGGTTATGGTGAGATAGATCCTATTACTAAAGAGCCAGTATATTCTATTCCTAAATATTTCACTAGAGAAACTGTAGAAGAAGCAAGTGAAGACTTGTTCAGAAACATGACTCTGTTAAATAACATGGCCATTCGTTATGAGTATTTAAGTAACATTGAGCACCAGTTAAATGTGATTATTAAGGTTGAGTCAAACAAAGAAGCCATAAAGACATCCTACTTTGGTAAAACTAAATATAGACCTGATGGTACACTTGAAACTACATCAGACAACTCTGACAACACTAAGCTTGTAAGAGACATGATGGCAGCTATTGTATATGGTCAGAAGTATGTAGAGAGTGAAAACTTTGATCAGTTATTAGGAGGTATAGCAAACTTTGGTAAGAGAGCAAACAAAGTATTAGGTAGAAAGATATTTACTGAAGACTATGATGATGCTCAGATATCTTTGAACAAGACAATCACACAGTTAAATACTGTATTCCAAATGAAGACATTAGGATTAAATCCTATCTCAGCATTATCAAACTTCTTGGGAGGTAGCTTCCAAAGTTATATCAATGCTGGTAAATTCTTCACAAAGGCAGACTTTGTACGTAATGAGTTTATGATGGCTCAAAAGATGAATGGAATAGACTCTAAGAAATATGTTGGAGCTCTTCAATACTTTCAACCTTTGACAGAAAACTACAACAACATTCTTGCTAAGCAATTATCTGTTAGTAAGTTTAGTCAAGAAGGAATACAAGACTTCTTAATGATTTTGATGAGAACTGGAGATCAATATGTGCAGTCTATTAACTTCTTTAGTTATCTAGAGAACTCTATTGTAGAAGATGGTAAGGTGTTTAATGTAAGAGAATATCTTAAGAAACAGCCAGAGTTTGCTAATATGTTTACAGGTACAGCTGAAGAAAGAAGTCAATTAAAAGAAAAGTTTGATACAGAAGTAAAGAGATTAATTGATGAGAAAGGCTTTTTAAAACTAGCTAGAGTTGAAGGTAATGAGCTTGTAGTGGATGGTTTGGATAGAAAGTCTGATAGTGTGATTGAACTTAGAAGAAAGGTACAGGCTATCACTAAAGATGCATTAGGTAATCTATCTGAGGATGACCTTAGAAAGATTAACTTAAATATATATGGTAAGTCATTCATGGTGTTCAAGAACTGGATACCAAGACTTGTAGATGTAAGATTTGGTAACTTAAAATATAACTCAGCTACAGAAGCTTATGAGTGGGGTAGAACTAGAAACATGTTCAGACTTCTAACAGAAGACTTTATGGGTTCTGTTGATAGCTTAATGAGTTCTATAAAAGGAGATGACCAAAAGTTTGTCGATCAAATAAAGAGACTTTATGAATCAAAAAGATCTGACTATGAGAAAGATACAGGTAAAGAACTAAGGATGACAGAGGGTGAGTTTGTAGAATTGGTTAGTAGTAACATACGTAATCAAATGACAGACTTCATGTTCTATCTTGCATTGTCTACATTAATCATAGGAGCTAAAGTTGCACAGCCAGATGATGATGATGACGATAAAGCCACAAAGAATAGATATAAGTATATGCTTAGAGTGATGGATAAGATTAGAGATGAGGTTGCTTATTTCTACAATCCAACATCATTCTTAAGCCTAACCACATCAGGTATCTTCCCAGCAATAAGTTACTTAGATAACTTCAAGAAGCTATTCCTAAACTTTGGTACAGAGATGTACGCTCTGGGAGTAGGAGATGAAGAGAAGGCAGAGAAAACTCAAGTGATTAAATACTTATTAAAAGGATTCCCTATAGCCTCACAAGTAGATGCTGTTCTGTTAATGTTCTATCCAGACATAGCTAAAGATCTGGGTATGAAGGCACAATCTGAAGCTAAACCATTTGGTAAATAAACAGTATAGTTATTGCTATATTATGTAGGAATAATTTTCCTAACTCATTGAAAATAAATTAAATTCACTATTTTTGCTATAATTAGTGCACATTCTATAAGTTTGATGCACTTCTTTGTATATCAATAGATTACACATAACACATTATCACTATGAACGTTACTTGCTCTGCAACCCCATGTCCAGTTATATTGGATTCGACCTGCGTATTCTACGAAGGCCCCTATCTTGTATACTCTGGTATAAATACCAACGACAATTTACAAACAGCATTAGAGAAGATTGATGCAGCTTTTGCATCAGCTGGCTATGGTACGTCTGGTACTAGTGGCTCTTCTGGAAGAAATGGAACTAGTGGAGTTTCAGGAACCAATGGAATAAGTGGTACTAATGGTACCTCAGCAACATCTGGTTCTTCTGGTAGAAGTGGAACTTCTGCTACCTCTGGTAGTTCTGGAAGGAATGGTACAGCTGGCACTTCAGGTAGTTCTGGGTCTAGTGGTAGAAATGGTACAGCTGGTACAGCAGGTTCATCAGGTACTTCTGGTTCTCATGGTACAAGTGGCACAAGTGGTACAACTGGTTCTCATGGTACCTCAGGTTCTTCTGGAACATCTGCTTCCTCTGGCTCTTCTGGTACATCTGGATCTGCTGGTACAGATGGTAGTGCAGGAACTTCTGGTTCATCTGCCTCTAGTGGTACGTCAGGTTCTACAGGAACTTCTGGCAGTGCTGGTACATCAGGCTCAAGTGGTTCTGGTGGTGTTTCAGGTTCAGCTGGTACATCTGGATCTTCAGGTTTTACAGGTGATAGATATGCAACCTTCTCAGTACAAACATTCACATTAGGTAATGCTGGTACTTTACAAGTGAGTCTTGGTTTAGCTTACACTGTTGGTCAAGCAATTATTATTGCTCATGATATTAACAACTATCAAGAGTGTAATGTAATTTCTTATAACAGTGCTACAGGTGCACTTAATTTTGATGCTCCTACAATAATAATAGGTGGTGGAACATATAGCTCATGGCAAATTAACTTGAATGGTGCCACAGGTGGTGCAGGTTCAAGTGGTACATCAGGTTCAAGTGGAACTAGTGGTACTACAGGTACTTCAGGATCTACAGGTACTTCAGGTACAACTGGTACAGATGGCTCATCTGGTACAACAGGAACTGATGGTTCTTCTGGAACTTCAGCTTCTTCAGGTACAAGTGGCAGTTCTGGAACTGATGGCTCTAGTGGAACATCAGGATCTTCTGGAACATCTGGTTCTTCTGGAACTAGTGGTACAGATGGATCAAATGGTACAAGTGGTACAACAGGAACAAGTGGCACAGATGGATCTTCTGGTACATCAGGATCTAGTGGTACTACAGGAACAGATGGTTCAAGTGGGACTTCAGGTACATCAGGTTCTGATGGAAGCTCTGGAACAACTGGAACAAGTGGAACTGATGGTTCTTCAGGTACATCAGGCACAACAGGAACAGATGGTAGCAGTGGTACAGATGGATCTAGTGGAACTTCAGGAACTACAGGTACAGATGGTTCTAGTGGTACAGCAGCAACATCAGGTATTTCTACATTGATGGCTGGTACAAGTGGTAGTACAATTACTATTCCTCCTGCTGAAGCTACAACAACAAGTACAACATCTACTACAACAACAGCTGCTCCAGGTCCAACATTGATTTTTTCTTCAATTAGTGGTCCTAATGCTTGTACACAATCTGGACCTTTCTTTATATTAACATCAGTTACTTATAATGGTGGAACAGGTCTTTGTGATTCAACCTCTTTTGATTCCCCTGATGTTGACCCTTTAAGTGGAGGTACATCTTATGTTTCTGATGGAACTAATTTTAGACAAGTTTACAAAGTTCCAGGTGCAGGAATAACATTAATGACATTCACAGGTAGTTGTGTAGCTTGTTAAAATTATAAAATATAAAATAAATATAAATGCCTTACGCTAATATTACCATAACCATTGAAACTGGTAGATCATTCTATCCTGGACAATATGTCCAAGTGATACATGATGAGAACAACTACATCTTTGGTCAAGTGGTTACATATGATCCTGTAACAGGAATCTTTGTTTTCTATCCTACCAATTACTTAGGTGCTGGTACATTCAATACATGGACTGTCGTAGCATCTGCTGTCTCAGGTTCTAGTGGAACAGGTGGAACAAGTGGTACAAGTGGAACAACTGGTACTGATGGATCTTCTGGAACAGATGGATCTTCTGGTACCTCTGGTTCATCAGGAACTAGTGGAACTGATGGGTCTAGTGGAACCTCTGGAACAAGTGGTACAGATGGTAGCTCTGGTACATCAGGCACTGATGGAAGTTCTGGTACGTCTGGAACTACAGGTACTGATGGAAGCTCAGGCACTAGTGGCACTGATGGATCTAGTGGAACAAGTGGAACTGATGGAAGTAGTGGCACAAGTGGAAGCTCAGGAACTGCAGCTACATCTGGTAACTCTGGTGACTTATATAAGACTACATCTACTACTAGTTTAACATTAGCTGTTGGCACTCAAAATTTAACTGTTGGTTTAGGACTGGCATATACAATTGGTCAAGGTGTGGTTGTTGCTTACTCTGTAGGCTTCGACATGATTGGTTTTGTTACTTCTTATAATTCAGCAACAGGTGCTATGGTATTAACTATAGATTCATTTAATGGATCTGGTACATTTGCTGTTTGGGAAGTAAACCTTGCAGGAGCTGCAGGAGGTGATGGTACTTCAGGTACAGATGGTTCTTCTGGAACGTCTGGAACTAATGGTACGTCTGGTACATCTGCGTCAAGTGGAACATCTGGAACAGATGGCTCTAGTGGTACTACAGGTACGTCAGGAACAGATGGGTCAAGTGGTACGTCTGGAACAAGTGCTAGTTCAGGAACATCAGCTTCAGCTGGTACAAGTGGTAACCAAGGTGCTGATGGATTCTTAGCAGAGTGGTTATATAGTATAAATCCTGACACATCTGTAAACCCAGGTAGTACATTCTTTAGATTAGATATTAACTCTTGGAGTGAAACTGTAACAAATATTGCCATCAGTGACACTGCATACAATCCAAATGTAAACTTCTCTACATATTTAAACTTTATTGGAGCAAACTCAATTATTAAATTACAAAGCTCAAGTAATGTTGCAACTTATAAGTTTTTAAGAATTGTAAGTAATACACCTTTTGTATCAGGCTATGAAGATTACACTGTAACACAACTTGCTAGTGGTGGTCCAGATCCTAGTGCTAACGATGCATTCTATTTCAACTTCATTGGTGTGAGTGGTACTTCAGGTACTTCAGCATCGAGTGGTAGTTCTGGAACTGATGGCTCATCAGGAACTAGTGGTAGCTCAGCTACATCTGGATCAAGTGGAACTAATGGAACAGATGGTAGTTCAGGTACAAGTGCTTCTAGTGGATCAAGTGGAACATCAGGTACTTCAGCTTCTTCAGGAACTGCAGCAACCTCTGGTGATTCATCAACATATAATGGAACTTCAGGAACAACACAAACCTTACCTTTAACATAAGTTATGCCATACGCAGATTTAACATTCCAAGTTCAGCCAGGTTTAAGATTTGTTGCAAATGATTTTGTAAACGTGTATGTACCCACTACTACCACAACAACCACTGCAACACCTACAACTACAACGACCACAACTGCTACACCCACAACAACTACAACTACTACTGCAGCTGTATATTATTATGATGTAGATAAAATCAATTGTCCTGGATGTGGAACATTCTCAACAGGATTACTTGCAGTTTCTCCAACATTAAAAACTAATGGTTTTTATTATAACATAGGTGATGGATTTGTATATAAAGTTAACTTTGGTACAGGAGCAGGGACACCTGTTGTTGATTTAACAGGTGCAGCATCAGCTGGAACAGATTGTTCATTAACTTGTGCAATATAAAATAAAAAGAAATTATGGCTAATGCATTTATACATGGAAGAGTTGTAAGTTATGATGATGTCACTGGTAGTTTAGTGGTAACCCCACTTGAATACACAGGTGATGCAGGATCATACAATACATGGAACGTTGAATTGGCTGGTAAGAATGGAACCTCTGGTGCATCTGCTAGTTCTGGCACAAGTGGTACTAGTGGTTCTTCAGCAAGCTCAGGTACACATGGTACATCTGCAACTTCAGGATCATCTGGAACTTCAGGCTCAGCTGGTACGTCAGCAAGCTCAGGGTCTTCAGGAACATCTGGTACATCTGGTTCCTCAGGAACAAGTGCTGTACAAGGTGGTACAGGTCCTCAGGGTGCTGTAGGAGCACAAGGTCCAACAGGAGTAGGTGGTTCTAGTGGAACATCAGGTTCAGCTGGAGCTACAGGTCCAACAGGAGCCCCAGGACCTACAGGTCCTACAGGACCTCAAGGACCTCAAGGACCTAAAGGTCCAACTGGTGCAACAGGACCACAAGGACCTACAGGTACATCAGCTAGCTATAACCAAAACCTTAATGTTGGAGGAGATGTAACATTTACATATCCAACTTCAACCACAACTTGGCAAACTGCTTATAGATTTTATATGCCTGGTGATGCATATAAAGGAATTGCAGGTACATATGGTCCTGTATGGTTTGGATTTAACTTTGGTTGGGCAAGTAATGCTGGCTTAGGTGGTGCATTTTTCTTTAACTCTTCTACAAGAAGTATGAAAAAAGAAATTGAACCATTCACTAAAGATGCTACAGAAATTATAAAGAGCACAGAAATAGTCACTTGGGATTTTGAAAGTGGAGAACATACACAAATTGAACATATTGGATTCATAGCAGAAGATACTCCAGAAGAATTAGCAACTCCAGATCATAACGTAATGGATACAACTAATACATTAGCAGTTGTATTAAAAGCAATTCAAGAAATTGATAATAGAGTAACAGCTCTACAAAATAAAAATAACAATGCCTAACGCAACTTTTAATTGTTCACCTAGACTAAGCTATGTAGCAGGAGACTTTGTGCAACTAAGCTATGATGCAGATAACTACGTTATTGGTACAGTGGTTTCGTATAGTGATGTAACAGGTGTTATGGTAATCACCCCAGTTAAATCTGTAGGTAGTGGATCATATTCAATATGGAACGTTCAATTAACAGGCAATGCTGGTTCATCTGGAACAAATGGAACATCAGGAACATCAGGCTCTAGTGGAACAAGTGCTACATCTGGTGATGCTGGAAGTTCTGGTACTTCTGGAACATCAGGCTCTGATGGTTTAAGTAGATCAAGTGGAACAGCTGGTACATCTGGTTCTAGTGCCACTGCAGGCACGTCAGGTTCAGCAGGCACATCAGGTGCTATTGGACCAACAGGCCCTCAAGGTGTACAAGGACCAACAGGTGCCACAGGTTCTTCAGGAACATCAGGTCTTTCTAGGAATAATGGACCAACAGGTGCCACAGGACCACAAGGTCCTCAAGGTCCAACAGGCCCACAAGGACCAGCAAATCCAGGCAATACAGGACCAACAGGAGCTCCAGGAGGACAAGGACCTCAAACAGTTTATAACCAAGGATTAACTACAGGTGCTAATGTAAACTTTGGTGGAATGGCTATGACGCAATCAAATGCTGGAGGTAATTATATATGTCCAAAAGTTTCTAATAGTGCAAACCAAGGTGTAAGTTGGTATGGTAATGGTTCAAATTGGTTTTCTTATGGCTCAATTGGTTCTGCTTATTTCTTTGGTACATCTACAAGAGAAGCTAAAAAGAACATAGAACCATTTATTAAATCTGGACTTGATCTAATTAACCAAACAGAAATTGTTTCATTTAAATATGAAGGCGAAACACATTATACAGATTTAGTTAAAATAGGATTTATTGCTGAAGAAACTCCTATTGAGATGTCTTCTTCAGATCATGATGAAATGGTTATTCCTTCCACAATTTGTGTAGCTATGAAAGCAATTCAAGAGCTAGATGAGAAAATTAAAAACTTACAAAATAAATAGATATGACAATAAATGATATCAAATACACTTGGGAATTAACTCAGCTTCATGTAGTTCCATCTTTAAAAGATCAAGTTAACGTAGTTACAAAAATAGGATTCTCATTACATGGAGAATACATTGATGAAACTGGAACATCTTTCAAAGACTTTTGGAGTGGTGTAACTCTCATAGAGTTTGATGAAAATTCTAATTTTACATCATATGATCAGTTAACTCCAGAAATTGTTGAAAAATGGGTGGAAGCTTCTGAAAACAAGAAGCAAAGAAATGTTGATTGGATTAAAAACAAAGTGTTAAAAAGAATACAAGAAAGAGTTACACCTAGTATTGTTGTAATCAATTCACCATTTTTACAAAAGTAATTAATAAATAATGCCTTATTCAAATTTGACATTCACTGTAACTACAAATCTTTCATTTGTAACAAATGATTTTGTACAAGTTAGTGCTAACTCTACCAATTATGTTATTGGAAGAGTAGTGTCATATAATCCTAGCACAGGTACATTAATTATAACTCCTTTAGAATCAAATGGTTCAGGAACATTTAATTCTTGGACTGTTGAATTAACAGGAGCATATGGAACATCAGGAACCTCTGGAACCTCTGGAACAAGTGGCTCTGCAGGAACTAGTGGTGCTTCAGTATTATCTGCAGAATCAGGTTCTGCAGGTACATCAGGCTCAAGTGGTTCTTCAGGTGTAGCTGCTACAAGTGGAAGCTCTGGCTTATCTGCTTCGAGTGGTAACTCTGGTCTAGCTGGTGCCAATGGTCCCACAGGTCCACAAGGACCACAAGGTCTTACTGGTCCACAAGGTGCATTAGGACCTAGAGGTTCATCAGGTACTAGTGGTGTTAATGGTGGAACAGGACCACAAGGTCCACAAGGAGCTGCAGGTGCTACAGGACCTGCTGGTGCTAGTCCTACAGGCCCAACAGGCCCTACAGGTCCACAAGGTCCTTCAAATACAAATGGTCAATCACTAAACTATGGTGATAATCCTACATTCAATTCTATTTATGTTAGTGGACAAGTTTACATGGCTAACAACATGAATAATTTTGGAGGTGTTAGGGGGTGTATAAATGGTTCAGTTTATTTCTATAATAACTCATCTTCTCAATGGTATAGTAATGGAGGCATTGGTGCAGGAGGGGGTAACTTCTTCCCAGCCTCTACTAGAGAAATTAAGAAAAACATTGAGCCATTTGCTAAATCTGCATTAGAAATAATTAATGATACAGATATTATATCTTTTGAATTTGAAGATGCTGATCTTCAAGGTGAAACACATATAGGTTTTATTGCTGAAGAAACACGAGAAGAGTTAGCTACTAGTGCTCATGATCAAATAGTTATACCTTCTAGTTTAGGTATTTTAATGAAAGCTATACAAGAATTAGATGAAAAGTTGCAGATATTAGAAAATAATGCTTAACTTTGTTCTATCTAAAATTTAAATAATGAACACCTCTATTGTTTTTCCAAAGCACACTTGTGACTCACAAAATTATTATTTCTTTAATCAAGGATTTTCTACAGAAGAACTAGACAAAATTTATAATGGAGTTGCAATAATTCCATTTCAAAAAGCAATTATAGGAAATGATGAAGAAAATTTAGACATTAGATCATCTTCTATTAAATGGATTCCACCAAATGAACAATGGGGATGGCTTTATGAAAAGCTAATGAACATGGTTATAGAAGCCAATAATGCAATTTGGCATTTTGATTTACATAGTTTAATAGATCATATTCAATACACAGAATATTATGCTGATAAAGGAGGACATTATGCATGGCACCAAGATATTGGTCCAGATGAAATGTCCAAAAGAAAGATAAGTATTACTGTACAACTATCTGATTCTGATGAATATGAAGGTGGTGATTTAGAATACTTTAGAGGAGGAGATCCTGAAAAAGCTAGTAAAGCACCAAGAGGTAAAGGTGTTGTATTTATATTCCCTTCTTATATGATGCACAGAGTTACCAAAGTAACTAAAGGAACTAGACGTTCTTTCGTACTATGGGTGGGAGGAGAACACTACAAATAGAATATATGCAGTCTCTTATTTCTAAGCTTAGCTTAGATAGAAAGTTTACAAGGGAAGAGAAGGATATTTTTGTTGGCTATACTCAAAATATTGCAAACATTGAATCAGATTTAGGAAATTCAAAAACTAAATGCATAACTGTATTAGACAAATCTGAACTAATTGATATTAAATCTTTTTGTTTAAGTTCTTTAAACAAATACATTAATGATGCTAACATTTACATTACAGAGTCTTGGCTAAATTTTACAATGCCAAGCGAAGAGCATCAATCTCACAATCATCCTAACAGTTTAATAACTGGCATACTCTATGTTAATGCTAGTGCAAACTTTCATACAATTGTTTTTCCAGAAGTTAAAGAAACAATTAGTGTAAAAAGAGGTGACTTATTATTATTCCCATCTCATTTATTATATTATGAACCAAAGAATGTAGGAAATGATTTAAAGATGAGTTTAACTTTTAATACATCAAAACCAACAACAATATAATGCAAGAGATATTTTATAATAGCAGCTTGCCCAGATCTGGAAGCACATTATTACAAAATGTATTTAATCAAAATCCTGATATGTATGCCACTCCTACAAGTGGTGTGGTTGAATTCTTGCAGTCAATAAAGGAAAAGTTCATATTAGCTGAGTTCAAAGCTCAAGATGTTAACGTTATGGAAAAGGCTGTATTGTCTTTCTGTAGAGAAGGAATAAAAGGATATGCTAATTCAATTTCAGATAAGCCTTATTTTGTAGATAAGAGTTTCTATTGGGGAATGAACTTTGATTTATTAAAAAGTATTAATGGAAAAGATCCTAAGATTGTAAGTATGATTAGAGACCCAAGAGATGTATTTGCGTCCTTTGAATCTAACTATAGAAGAAATCCATTGACAATAAATCCATTAATAAGTTGGTCTGATTTGAAGAATACAACAATGGAAAAGAGAATAATAGATTGGAGTAAAACAAATCCTATTGGTGTTGTATTTGATGCTGTCAAAGATATTATTAACTTTAGACTTGACTCTAAAATATTGTTTATTAAGTATGAAGACTTTTGCGAAGATCCTAATAGAGAGATGGCTAGGGTTTATAACTACTTAGAAATACCATACTTCCAACATGATTTTAATAACATAGAACAAACTACAAAAGAGAATGATATATTCTATTTTGCAAGTCATGAGATTAGAAATGTAGTTAAGAAAAAGGAATCACAAGCTGAACAAATTATAGGTAGGCCTGCATGTGATTGGGTATATAAAAACTATGATTGGTTCTTTAAGTATTTCAAATATAACAAATAGCTACACTGTATTATTTATTTCTAAATAATTCACACCATCGTTCTCAATACCAAGCTTACCTTCAAAGAAAGAGTTAAAGGCTAAACTTATTCTAGCAGTTTTGCTTTTGGTTTCTGGAACTCCATGAAACATTTGTGATGGAAACAAAACCATAAATCCTGTTGAAACAGGAAGATGATATTGACGAGAGTTGTATGCATTCTTATTCTTTACTACAAATTCCCATATCGTTTCTTTTACATTTGAAAAAACAATTTCATCATCATTTATATCTGCATTAATATAAATAACTCCACTTATTACACTATTAGGATGATAATGTATATGGTGGTTTTCACCTGGTTCTGTTACGTTTGTCCATGATTGAGTTAGTTTTAATCTTACTTCTTCTGGTCTTGCTGGTGAATAAATCTCCTCAAAATATTGATCTAAAGCATCTTGTGCAAACTTTTTAAGATTTGCCATAATAGGGTTTTCTAGTACTCTATGATTATAAGAACCTTCATTACCAATACTAATTCCCATTTCTTGACTATGTACATAATCTAATTCCTCTTTTGTAAAATCTCTTTCAAGTCCAAATGTCATCAAGGGAGTTGGAAATAGTTGAAGTGTATTTAGTTTCATAAATTTAGTTTTAATTGGTTAATACCTGTAAGTGGTCCTTCAACATAACCTATAGTTCCTGTTAAAAAAGAACTAAAAGCTAGACTAATTCTAACGTAGTTGTTAGTGTTTACAGGTGTGCTATGATACAAGTTAGCTGGAAATATAATTATATCACCTGTGTTAACAGCATGATGAGAATGGCTATAGTTATATTTAGTTGCCTCTTTAGGTTGTATGTGCCAGTTAAAATCAGTATCTGGTTTTGTAAATATAATAGAATCTTTGTCTTTATAAGCATTGATATAAATTACTCCACTCATAAATGAATTATGGTGTTTGTGACTCTCATGGTGTCTATCACCATATATAAAATTTAACCAAGACTGTGTAAGTTTTAATCTTACATTGTTTGGATTAATTGGGTTGTATACTTTTAAGAAGAAATCATCTAACATTTCTTGACAAAAAGCTTTTATATCTGATAACTTTTCATTGTCAAGAACATTCATATCTGTAGATAAAATATCATGTGCTGTAGCATTTGCTTTATCATAATAACCTAATATACAGTTTAATTCATCTTTTGTAAATTCCCTATTTATTTTGTTAGTATAAATTATAGTTGGGAATATTGTTAATATATTTTCTTGCTGGTTCATAGGTTTTCTTTTATTGTGTTTAATACAGTGGTCATACTAATAGATTTGTGACATTCAAAATGTCTAGGTGTATCTTCGTGCTCAGGACACCAATTCCAATCCCCTTTATTAAACTTGAACACAGGATTGTTCCAACAGCCATTGCATACGTCTTTATTAACTATGCGTATACAGTTAGATTGAAACTCATGGTCTGGTGTAGTGAAGTTACTAATCATCACTGTCTTCTTACCTATACCCCAGTTTAACCAACTGATACCACTAGATAAACCAACAAATATATCTGCATGATGTAGATAGTTCATAGCTACATTAAGAGACTTATCTTCTAGCTTCTCTGCTCCTAAGTCATCTGCCTCCTGTGATAGTTCTATCACTCTATATCCTATATCTTTTAGAGCCTGAATTAACTCTGGCCAATAATACCAATGCTTACACTGTGCTGTAGATCTAGTAGATATACATATGTACTTACTATCTATTGGTCTTTCTCCTGGTGTAAATGCTATCCTAGGTTGTATCTCTTCAAATTCTAGAGCTAATACATTACTAGCTGCTTGCTGTAATGGTATAGTGGCAGGATGCGTAGGCTCTTTATCTTTCTCCCAAAACCAGCCAAGCTCTACTTGAGCCACTATATTATGTACCACCACTCCCCTTTCTACAAACTCTAGCTCAGGATATACAGATTCAAATAACTCATTCTTAAAAGAAGACACCACAACGTGGCACTTATACTTCTCTTGAAAGGCTAAACAGTATGGCATCCAAGCTATACTATCTCCAAGACTCTTAGACTCAAAGACAATAAATACTCTCTTACCTACTAGTTCATCTAATAGATTAATCTGTAACACTATACGTCCTTGGTACTTAATAAATATGGCTATGTTAGATAGATACTTTCTATTAAGCCTAGACCATCCACCTTTCTTCATTTTAGTTTCATAGATAGTTGTATTACCATCTACAAAGCTTACATCGTATTCTCTACCTTTTCCCCCATCATCCACTAGTTCAAAGTGTAAACCATTGATATGTAATATTTTATATGTTATCATTTCTCTGTGTTTAAAAAGAAGGTTTGAAATAATCTGCCATCATTTATATCTTTTCCAAAATAGTCTAAAGATACATGGAACAAGTCACCTCTATACATAATAAGTCTATTATAAACATTACCAATCTTATCTACCATATCCCATTTTGTATAATCATAACTCTCATTACTGTTTAACCAATTAGTATTTTCTTCATCAGTGTGTTCTGTATGTATCCATCCTTTTAATCCTGTTGATTTATGTCTGAATATGCCAGTGCCTGCTGATAATGGAGCATCAGGAGTTAAATAGATAACTCCTGCCCACATTGTTGTTCCATCAGAATGAATCCAAGATCTGTCAGTAGCAGTGGTATATTGAAAACAACCAGAGTCTTTGCCTCCCCACCAAGTAACTTCTCCACACATTGGTCTTAATACATCTTTAATAATTTCTTTTGTACTATCATTTAAGAATGGAACTGTTCTTCTTCCTGGAAAATGATCTGGTTCTTCTCTATACTCTTGTTCCATAGCAAACTTTCTCACTTCATCTACATTGTTATAAAAATCTGCTATAGAAATAACTTCTAGTCTCATAAATTATTGTATGTGTTTATGTATAATTGTTGTGTTCTTTCTGATGTATATCCTTCATTAATCTTTAATACATTAATGTAGAACTTCTCAAGAGTCTTAGCCACATGGAACCAATCTCTACTATCACGTGCAGCTAACACTTCATTCTTTCTATGGTCATAAGTTTTAATAACTTCTTTAACACCTTTGATAACAGCATCTGTACTGATGTTTGGTAAGACCCACATACCATCCATATGTCTAGAACCTTTATAAGTTCCTACAATAGGGATACCACATGCTGTTGCTTCCATTAATGTTAGATTAGGATGTCCTGCTTCTAGCATAGATGGATGTAAGAATATACTATGAGATTGATATAAATCTCTAGTCTCATCATCTGTAGGGTTTGTTAACTTTAAAGTTAACTTTTTGTATTGTAATAGCTCTGAATGGATGTCAAAGAACTTTTGGTTGTCAGGATGTCCAGCTATAGTGATAGGTAGGTCTAACTCTTCAGCTGCCTCTATACCATATCTAAATCCTTTTCTATCAAAGCCACTGTCACCTGCTAATCCATTATTAGCTATCATCAATAAAGAGTGTGTCTTAGGAGGATAGTCAGGAGTAAAGAATGCAGTGTCAGCACCATGTGGTAGATAGAATAACTTATCAGTCTCACTAAAGTATTCAATCAAATACTCAGCATGTGTAAAGGATATAATGCTATGCTTCATAGCTTCTAGATTTTGCTTATACACCCAGCTATCTTTACCATACCATTCTGTATGGTGGTCATGTAGAGAGTACACATAAGGTATACCTTTATCTCTACAATATAAAGCTTGATTAGCTAGGTGAGCGTGTACAATTGTATCAGGCCATTTCTCTAGCTCATTCATATATTTAACCTCTACATTATGACCTAACTTACTTAGTCTATCTTTGTAAGCCCATATAAGTCTTTCTACAGCACCCCATCCATTTGGTGGTATAGTTATTAGTCCTGTAGCTACGTGTACTATTCTCATTTTCTAAATGTTTTTTGCATATTGTCTATTAAAGAAAACCCATCTGCTTGGGTGGTAAATCTCTTCTTAACTATACCCATTTGTGGCCCTGCAAAGATATTATTAAAATACATATCAGCAGCATCCCACTTGTGTTTTCTTAAAGTATTTTTTAAATAATCTGCTACAGATATAGGGAACATAATAGATTGTAAACCTATGATGTGATCTGTAACATACATGTCTTCATTGATATCTTTAATCATAGGACTCTGAGGCCAGCCATATTCTAATGTATCCTTATCTCCAAAGGACATATAGTTGATACCATTTGGTCCCATTAAGTGTACACATTCCTCAACTTTTCGTATGAAAAAGTGTATGTCTGTTTCAATGATACAGTCTCCCTCACACACCATTAAGAAGTCACAATCATGAAACTCACTTAAGATGGCATTCTTGAATGCTTCATAGCATCCATAATGTGCTGGGGTAAGTGCAGTGCCATACTGTCGAACTTGCTCTTCGCTGAAGAGTTCCATTGAAACACAACTGGGTCTAATGCAGTTATATGATGGTGGTAATGACTTATAGGGCTCGTTAGTGTGTAGGATATATTCCCATCCATAGTCTTTGACTTGTTCAAGGGAAGCTCTGCTTGCTTGTTCTCTTTCATCATTTAATGTAGTTTGTATGTGAACTAATTTAATCTTTGGTCTATCTTTCTTCTTCCATTTAAACTTACCTGTGTTAGTATATTTATGTAAGGTGTCTTTGTTTAATTTGAATTCTTCTACCTTGTAGCAATCATCTCCATCATAGAAATCCATTCTTACAAGTATAGGTTCTCCTTTGAATTCAAACTCATAAGACCACTCATGTATGTTTGAAGGGACAATCCTTTTAGACACATCTTCTCCAATGGCTACATATATCTTTCTATTGTCTCTGTTGTATGTAAAGAAATAGAACATGTAAAAGTTTGCCTTTCCTTCTACAGGAATAATAGAATAGTATTCACTGTTAGATGCTACACCTAATCCACTGTGTATCAATAGAGTATCCTTATCATTAGTAACTAATTGTATATCATTTTGATTGAAACTAAATATCACCTTAGATAGATAGTCTTCTAGATAGTTCTCACATTTTCTACGCTTACATGTTTCATTCCACTGCTCTGGTGTACGTACATCATCAAACTCTTTTAAGAAGAAGTCTGTGTCAAACATAATACCATTAGTCTGAATTCCCTTACCCTGTGGAGTGGGTAGAGTGGCAGCACAAATTTTCTTATCTGTCTTGAACGCATCATTCACTGCAGGGATATCCTTCTCATTTAATATAACATCATATGTAGTGTAGAAGAACCTCTTGAATCCAAGCTCTTTAGCAGCCTTGGCACCATTGAATATATTAGTTAATACAGTCAATGATTGATTACTATCCTTCAAACCATTAATGTTAATCTCAGCATAGTAGTCTGCTCTTTCATTATAGAACCTAGTGTAATAGCTATGGTGAGTTAGGGGATTATGTGCATCGTATATGTAGTAGTCAACCATACGTTGTATGTCTTGGTCTACAGGATAGTGAGACAACAGGATGATCTTTCTACCTAATGGCTTAAGACTGTTGATAGTATCCTTGGTCCACTGTACTCTGTCCTTGATATTAGGATAGGTGCCCAAGATGATACACTCCTCGTCTAATACATCTAGGTTTAGTTTTTTCACAATACTAGTAGCATCACTACCAATATCTCCAGTTAAATAAACCATGTTCTCTTCACCATTATACTTGTTACAATATACATCTAGATTGTACATTGCTTTGACTAAGTCATCATATTGCATAGCCTCTTTAATAGCTATTGGGTTAAGCTCTTTGTTACCTCTGTCTCCCTTAGATGGGAAGAAGAATACATCACATGCTTCTAGGAATTCATTTACATCATTACGCTCTCCCCACACAACACAGTTATCTGGTTTATCAGCCATCAATGGCTTCCAATAATCTTCAAAGTTACCTGCTTGGTTACCTAGGAAGTGAAACTTAACCTTGTGGTTCTTAAGATACCTACCTAGTTCAAATGCATAGGCTTGATTCTTACGTGGTGTAAATAGTCCTACAGTTACAAAGTGTTTATAAGAAGGATCTAATCCAAATTGCTTTTGTCTTTCCACCTTGTTTCTAGACTTCTTATCTATAGGATATTCAATTACATCCATAGGTATGTCTAAATGTACATATTTAAATATGTTATAAGAGCTTACAAATACAAAGCTATCAGGCATCCATTTCTTATGCTTAGGATTAAATGAGCTATCGTGTGTAGTCTCAGATATCTTCCAGGTTCTAGTGTTCGAATAGATGAATGCTGTAAGCTTGTCATCCATAAACATCTCTGGGAACTCTTCCATTACCACCACATCTGGACTGAAGCTGCACATAATATGCACTAGCTCAGAGAACTTATCTTCTCCTAGAGAATGGAAGTTAACTCCCTCTGTAAGCATGTCAATTATCTTGTTGCGTTGTACAACAAATGACCATGCTAGGAATGAATATTCTACCACCTTAACTTCAAAGTGATCTTTTAGTAACTCCACTTTATTTACTGTTACCTGGGGGGCTCCTCCTGTTGATAGATGAGGAGTGATTATTAATAGTTTTTTCATATCTTTACTTTTATACATTCTATTACTTTATCCACTGTAGGGTGACATTCAAATGTTTCTTTATTCTCTAAACATCCAATCAGTGGCTGTACATAATCTATAGTTGGCCAATACTCAAGAGCATATTTCATATTGGAAGAACAAAATAAGTTACAGCTTCCTCCAATATAATAGTGTTTAAATCCTTGTACTCCCACTCTATAAGGTGTTCTAAATTCAGGATTGATAGGAGATCCTAATTCAATGATATATGTTTGTGTTGTACCTGCTAAATGTAGTATACCAGAATCCATAGTGATGACAGCTTTAGCATCATTTATTAAATGCCATGTCTCAGATATAGATGTTTGGTTCATTAAGTTAATTACTTTAGATCCTTCTAAATCATGTACAGGTTTCTGTACATTAAAGAACCCTGTCTCACTGCTATCTTTACCTATAGCTACAACTGTATATCCCATATCTGTTAAAGATGTAATTAATTTTACCCAATTATCTTGGGACCATGTTCTATTAGGCCAGCTGTTAACAGGATGTATAACTATATACTTCTCATGAATAAAATTCTTCTTAGGCTCTATAGGTTTATAATAACATTCCATCTCATCTTGTCCAAGCATAAAGCCTAGATGTATAGCATGGAACTGTCTGATGTCCATCATGTTATGCTTCATCTCTATACCACGCTCATCTTTCTTACCTACTAGATAGAAAGAGTTGTGCATGATGTAGTTCTTATTAAAATAATCTTTATCAATAGAGCTAGCTTTATAGCTCTTCTCTACATAGGGATTCATTTTAAATAGCTCAGGCATCTTAGAGATGACAGTAATCTTTCTTTGATATGCATCATGTAGTTTTTTGATGGTGGGGGTGGCACATATCAGGTCCCCTAATCCATTACATTCTTCCAAGTTTAAACAGACTGGTTTCATTTAGCTATAAAATTTGTAGTTATTACCCATCTATCTTCTGATGAGTTATTTGTTTGTGTTCTGTGTTCAATCCATCCAGGAAATATTATTACATCACCACTCACTGTAGGTAACTCTTTCCATGTTACATCTTTGTATTCAAAGTATCCACTGTTGTCAGGTATGCTTAGATAAGCTGCTGATACCATAGATACATTAGGATGATCGTGTGCTATTGTACTTCCACCTGGATGGTGTACATTAACCCAACTATTACCAACAAAGAATTCATTACCTATACTAATGGTTAGCCAATCATAAAATGGTTTAAACTCTTCCATAGTATGTGGATGCATTTCATTAACATATGAAGTCTTACCATTCCTTACTAAATTCATTTGTGCTTTTTCTATATTAACTAGCTCCTCACACACTGGCTTTAGTTTATCCCAATCAAACTTGTAATGTAACTTATAAAGTTTTGTTGTCATAATTATTTAAATAGTAATCACCTTTAAATACTTGGTCGTAAGAAGTGGTTAACACCCATCTATCTTCATTAGATTTGTTCTCTTGTGTTCTATGCTTTAGCCACCCTGGAAATAGTAGAAGATCTCCACTAGTTACAGGCACTTGTTTCCAATACCAATCAGGATCATTTCTGTAATAGAAAGATTTCAAATCTTCCAATGGATCTTTGGCTTCATAAAATCCACCATTCTCAGGTACATTTAAATACGTGGAAACTACTATAAATGTATTAGGATGTTTATGTCCAAGAGTTTTACCACCAGGGTGAGTTACATTCACCCAGCTATTAGTTAAAACAATATCATGGAAGTCACTAAAATAACCCATACCTCTAGTTGCCACTTCAATAACCATCATTTGTAACCACTCAAAGTATTCTTTAAGCTCAGGAAGCATATGTGGTTGTATTGCATTTTGATGAGATGAACCACCATTGGTTACTAATCCAAACTCAGATGGGGCTGATTCTAACAGTTCCTTACACTTAGGTATTACAATATCAAAATTAAAATCATAGTGTGATTTAAATATATAATTACTGTAAGGATTAACTATCTCAATTCTATTTTCCATTTGCTTCTCTAATTTTAGTGGCAGATATTTCACCTATCTCAGCAGGGGGGATGTGTTCAATAACATCATATCCCACACCACGTCCAAAGTTAATTGATTCTATGTCAGGAACAATCATGATTCTTATCATGCCTTTTATAATCAGATCACCTAACTCTTTAGATATATTCATAAGCACTTGTTGTGGAGGCCAGGGGTTTTTTGCATCAGGTTCTACATCTCTAATAGCTATGAGTACCTTCTTTCCCTGGTTTAGTTGTTGATCAATTAACCACCTATGGCCAGCGTGCCATGGTTGCCATCTACCAATATACATTGCCCACTCACCTGATTTACCACTACCTTTTGCTAGAATATTCTGCATACATGTTTGATTTGATCCACACTATCTTCAACAGATGTGTTGGATGTGTTAATAATTAGATCTACATCGTCCATATGTGGAAGCTCAAAGTCTGCCACTTTAAACTGGTCTCTGCCTCTATCTTCTTGATAGATGAGATATATCCACTTTACTCCTTTAGTTAACTTGCTTAGATATTCCCTAGCTTCCTCGTAAGGATAGACAAAGGATAAAACTACATTTGAGGAAATAGAATTCATATATACAGCTATATCACTAGCTCTATTTAGGTTCTTAATCCTACCTTCCCTGCTGTAATCTTTGTTCTTGAATATGTCTCTTAGGACGTCTCCATCAATGTGATGGAAGTTCTCTTTAACGAAGTGCTGGGCAATTGTAGTCTTACCAGCTCCAGGCTGCCCAAAAATAACTATAATCATGTCTTGTTTATTTACCACAAATATACTACTTTTGTTTAAAATAAAAAACATTTTATGCAAATAGAAGTAAGTATTGGAGAGGTGGTAGACAAGTACACTATTCTTATGATCAAAGCATCTAAGATACAGGACCCAGTTAAGCTGGAGAACATTAATAAAGAGTTAACATATCTCATAGGAATCCTTAAGAAAGAGGATCCATTGATGACAGACTATTCTCATACCAAAGCCCTATTTGAAATTAACAAGGAACTTTGGAAGGTGGAAGATGACCTTAGGGACCTTGAAAGAGCCAAAGACTTTAGTAAGGAGTTTGTAACTCTTGCCAGAAATGTGTACAAATTGAATGATAAAAGGGCTCATATTAAAAAAGAAATTAATATGAAGTTTGGCTCTGAGTTTGTAGAGGAGAAATCATACCAACCCTACTAAAAAAGATTTGGTAGTTTCAACTTTTTTACATAGTTTTGCAATTACATATGCCATTGGTTAAGAGACACATAGCTAAGACTATTAGCTATAGGATAATTAGTACCCTAATAGGGTTCTTTTTGATGTGGTGGATCAGTGGTTCTATCAAGATGGGAGCTGCCTTTGGTGTAGCTGAGCTTATTTACAAGCCCATCCAATACTTTATCCATGAACGTATCTGGTACAAGTGGATCAAGTATGGTCTAAAGAAATAATTAAATCTAAATATTTTAAACACTACACCCAACTTGGGTGCATTTTTATTTATAACCATGAGAGAAACCCCTGCAATTAGTGCATTCAAAGTATGGATATTTCCAAGTCTAGCATCAGCACTGGCCTTACTAATTTGGAATGATGTAAACGAGATCAAGTCTGATGTAAAGCAGCTAATGGCTCAGTCTAATGTAGACAAGACACGTATAGACAATCTAGAAAGAGTAGTCTATAAAACAGCTGCTTCTTTCCCTACTAGTGTTCCTATAACACCTACAGTATTTAAAGACCTAGCAATATTACCTAATAATAAATTAATTATAAGAAATGAAAAAGTTCTTTTCTGATCTATTTGATGATAATAACACAATCAATGAGAAAGCTGTAATTGGCTTTGCTTCTTTTGTAATCATGGTGGTATTTGCTGTAGCAGATATTGTCACTGGAAGTATGCATAAAGAGTTGGTTGTCAATGAGTTCATATATGACTCATTCAAAGTTTTGACCATAGCTTGTTTTGGAATTGCTTCTGTAGACAAGTTTATCAATAAGAAAAACCAAACTGAAGATAATGAATAAGATTTTGACGTTTATCATAATGGCTTTAGTATTTGCAATGGCTTTTCAAAATAAAGGATGTAATTATCCTCAAATAAAAGCTGACACTGTAACATTACATGATACAGCTTGGCAAGTACATGACTCATTGATTGTCAAGAAGTTAAAGATTAAACAGATAATACACGACACACTACCTGCAGAATATATTGCAGACACAAATTACCCTAAGCTTAAAGCACAATATGATGCTTTGGTCATTGCCTATTTGGCAAAGACTCTCTATACTGACACAGTAAATATAGATACTTTGGGCTATGTAGCTGTAACTGATACAGTACATAAAAACGAGATACATGGTAGGTCTTATAAGTACAATTATAAGATTCCTACAATCACTGTAACAAACACTATCACTAAGCAGGCTCCTCCTAAGGGAGCTCTATTTATTGGTGGTGGTGTTACAGGTAACAAGAATGGATTAGAACTTCTTCAAGGAGGATTGTTATACAAGTCTAAACGTGATAAAATGTTTGGCTTAAACATTGGCATCAATGGTAACAATCAACTTGTATATGGTGTAAATTCCTATTGGAAAATTAATTAACTATGAACGTAGATAAATTAAAAGGACACATTCCAGACACAGTGATTGCACAAATCCCTGGTGTAGTAGATAAGTTTGAAATCAATACAGCATTACGTTTGGCTCATTTCTTAGCACAAACAGGACATGAATCAGGTGGATTCAAAGCTGTGTCAGAGAACTTAAACTATGGTGCTGCTGGTTTACAGAGCATTTTTAAGAAGTACTTTACTGCTGAAAGTGCTAAAGAGTTTGAACGCAAGCCTGAAAAGATTGCCAATATTGTCTATGCTAATCGTATGGGTAATGGTCCTCAGGCTTCTGGAGAAGGTTATAAGTTTAGAGGACGTGGATACATTCAGTTAACAGGGAAAGATAACTACGCTGCTTTTGATAAAACAGTTGAAGATGATATCCTAGCTAACCCAGACCTTATAGCTACAAAGTACCCACTTTTATCTGCTGCTTGGTTCTTTCATAAGAATGGATTACACAAGATCGCTGATGAGGGAGCTACAGATGCTGTGGTAACTAAGGTGACTAAACGTGTTAATGGTGGTACCATTGGTCTTCCAGATCGTATCAAACACTTCAATGAATACAATAACCTTTTAAATGGTAGTATATAATAACAAAAATATACAATAAATGAAAAACTTATCAAAGGAGGAGCTATTTAGTAGAATGGAGGCTATTAATCGTAGCAATGCTATTATTTACTTTGACCTTGAAGGTTTTATACTTGGAGTTAATGCTATTTTTTTAAAGGCTATGGGTTTTGGTGAAGAGGAGCATGATAAGTTAATTGGTAAACATCATAGTATTTTTGTCAGTTATGAGTATTCTAAATCTGATGAATATAAAACATTTTGGGAAACATTAAAAGCTGGTAAATTCTATGAAGGAGAATTTGAGAGAAGGAAAATAGATGGTAGCCCCATTTACTTACAAGCAACTTACAACCCAATTTTTGACGAGAATGGTGCTATTACTAAGGTGATGAAGATTGCTACTGACATTAGTGAAACTATTGTTAGTAAAAACAAAATAGATGAGCTATCTAAAACTTTACAAGCAGAGTTAAATAATTCTAATAAGTTAAGAGAAGCAATAGAGATAGAAAAAAATATAGCGGTAAATGATTTGGATGCAACTATAAAAAAGAGTCAAAATGAGTTGATTAAAACAATTGTTAAATCTGCCTTGTTCGTGATTATGAGCGTAGGCTTTATTACCACCATAATGTACTCATTTGCTATTCTATCAAATAAGGATACTCAAATAATTGGTTCAACCTGGTCTAACATGTTCAGTGTACTTCTTACTAATGCATTCTCAATTGTAGGAACAATTATGGGTATTAAATATGCAACTTCAGATGAGAAAAAAGATAAAAAATAACTAATATGGCAAACGCTAAGAAAAAACCTAAAGCAATGCGTAGCAGACGCTCTGGAATTAAAAAAGCAGAACTATTACAACATAACAGTGAGGTGCTATATAATGTATGGACAGCACTTAATGCTCAACAAGTTTTAAAAAACTATAAATAATGGCAGCAAAGAAAGAAACAAATATATCAGCAAACCCATTGCCTATAAGCTTTAAGGAGTTTGCTAAAAACCCAATTGTGGGCACCCTTTTCTTGGTGCTCATTGCTATTTCATACCTATACATAGATGTTCGTACAACATTTAAAGAGCAGGCAACTTCTCAGAATGTACGTATTGAAAAGGTGGAAAATAGGTTAGATAGGGTACAAGAATCTTTGAGAGTTAGTGATTCAGCTAAGGCTGTAACCACTACACAGTTGCAGACTTTGCAACAGTTGGGAGCAATCAAAAAGCTTAACTAATGAAATATTTATTAATCATATTAATACCACTCATCTATGGATGCCAAACTACAACTGCTCAACAAGTTGATCCTTCTATTCAAGAAGACAGGGAGTTTGAAGAGCTTCTTAGCAAAGTTGAAACAAATAATAAACTAAGCTTACAAGTTCAAGCCCAAGCTACTGAGACACAAAAGAAGATTGTTACAGAAACAGTTGAGAAGATAACTAACCTAAATGAAACAGTTACAACACTTAAATTAGAATTAAATGAAGTTAAAGCAGCTCTTGATAGTGTTAGTTCTGACACTGGTAGCAATTTCATCCTACTCCCAATACCCAAAGACAAGAAAGATAGGTAGGGATTCTGTGGTGATAATGACCATTGAACAAGGGAATGCAATTAATACATTATATAAACAATATAGGTTTCAAATAGATTCATTAAAGGTTGATGCTCAAGCAAATAGACTTATTATAGACTCATTACAAAACAAATGTGATAGTCTAGGAAGAAAGCTTTATGATGCAATGCAATACAAATGGAAGTATGAGGCTAACAGGGAGATCTTCTTTAGAAGAGAAAGTAGCATAGATACTATGGAGAGGTACCATCTAGCTCAAAAGATTATATTAATCGCAATTATTCTAATACAGTTTCAAAGTTTAAAATAAACCAACATGGCAAAAGCTAAATCAGCAGGTTCTGCTAAAAAGATCACCTTTGGAAAACGCAAGGGGGGCAAAGCAACTAAGTTTAAAGGTCCTAAAGACAAACCTACTAAACCTTATAACAGGCAGGGCAAATGATAAAGATAAAATTTATAGATGTGTTCGCACGTCTAGCATTCATATGGATTGTCTTTGCTTTGAGCTTCCAAGCCATTATGCTTACATTAAGCGTGGTAAATCCTCAACTAGAGACTAAAATAGGGAACGAAATCATGTGGAAGCTTGATGGAAGATTCTCTAACTAAAAAAGTTAAAACACATATAACTAAAATTGTTATTGTAAATTATTGACACTCATTGTTAATATTAAAAAGTAACATATCTTTGAACATTAATTTTCGCAATCATGGCTATACCAAGCAGACAGATAGGATGGGGAACAGAAGAAAACCTCTTATGGCAAATTTCTAAGCAATTAGAAGCTATAAATGGTGTTGCATACAACGCAGGTGGTGGTGGATCTGGTACGTCAGGCACTAGTGGTGTTACTGGTTTATCAGGAACATCAGGGACTAGTGGTGTTGTAGGTACGTCTGGAACTTCAGGTGAGTCTGGAACTAGTGGAATTAATGGAACTTCAGGTGATAATGGTTCATCAGGAACAAGTGGAGAATCAGGAAGTTCAGGAGTAAGTGGTACAGCTGGTATTGCAGGAACTGCAGGAACTAGTGGAACTTCTCCATCTTTTCCATATCCTTTAGTGTATGGATTATTTTCACAAACAAGTGATGGTGCAACAGTTACAAATACCATTACAGAAACTAGTATTGTGGGAACTGGAGTGGGTACTTTATCTGTTCCAGCAAATGGATTTAGTATTGGAGATTCTTTTTTGGGTAGAATAGTTGGACATATTTCTTCTAAAAACAATGATACAATCAGAATAAAAGTTAAATCAGCAACTGCTATTTTAGGAGACACTGGTTTAATTACTATGCCTCAAACTACATCTAAGCATTTTACTATTGATTTGAATTTTACAGTTAGAACAATTGGAGCTGCAGGAGTGGCATCTATTGTGACAGGAATAGTATTTACTTATTCAAAAGATGCATCTAATGCATTTGAAGGAGATGATTCTTCTATAATAAACAACACAACGTTTGATACCACTTCTAGTAATACATTAGATGTTACAGTTGAATGGGGAGCAGCAGATGCTCTAAATTCAATTTATTCTGAATACTTTACATTAAATAAAGTTTACTAAAATGGCAATACCATCAAGACAAATAGGCTGGAGTACAAAGAGTAATTTGCTTTGGCAGATATCTAAGCAATTGGAACAGCTTACAGGTATATTATATAAAGGTGGGACTACAACAACAACTACCACACCTGCTCCTTAATAAAGAGAAACCAACAAACTACATATATGAAGGATCTTAAATTTATCTGTGCACAACCAGATGATGTATATTACACATGGCAGGTACATCTATGGTTGGAAAGCTTGAAGAAGCTTGGACACTCAGACAAAGCAATTGTTTTAGTGTACACACCTAGTTTTAGAGAATACAATGGTAAATGGGAGAAGATAATGGAACTGTATCCAGAAGCAAAGTTTGCTTTCTACAAGGATTCAGGGGATGTAAGTAAGTATTTAGGAGTTTATATTCCTATCCTACGTCCATATTGCTTAATGAGATATTTCCAGGACCATCCTGAGATGATTACCAAAGCAGTATTTTATTGTGATTGTGATGTAATCTTCACTGATAAATTTGACCTTGAGAAATTCAAGGATGATGAAATAAACTACTTGTCTGACACAAATAGTTACATCAATGCTTCATACTTTGATAGTAAAGAAAGAGATGTTCTACCAGACAAACTGGAAGAATACAAAACTAGAGACATATTAGCTGAGCTTACAAGCTTAATTGGTATAACAAGAGAGATAGCTGAGGCTAACAATGATCACTCAGGAGGAGCTCAGTATTTCTTAAAGAATGTAGATTCTGATTTTTGGAAGAAGGTGATGAATGACTGTATATTAATACGTATCTACCTTCAGAATATAAATAAAGAGTTCTTCAAAAATGAAGACAAAGGGTTTCAAAGCTGGTGTGCAGATATGTGGGCTGTGCTATGGAACATTTGGCTTAGAGAACAAGAAACAAAGAACATTCCTGAATTGGAATTCTGTTGGTCTTCAGATCCTATAGAGAAGCTAGAGAGAACAACATTGTTACACAATGCAGGGATTACAGGACAAAACAGTATGGGATATCCTGCTTTCTATAAAGGAGCATATCACGCTGGTAAAGATCCTTTTCAAGATACACATTTAGATAAGGTGCTTAATGATGAGACTACTAAGAAAAAAGCTAATCATTACTATCTAACACAGCTTATAGATTTAAAAAACAAATATAATATAAATTATTAATTATGGCCCAGAATACTAATCGCCCTCTCAAAGCTTATGTACGCTTTGATGGTACTGGAAGAATCGTTCCAAGTAGCCTAATCTTAAGAAGAAAGAAACCAAAAGTGGGTAAGTGGGTAGAGATCCCAGCTTATGAATGTTGCAATTACGTTCCTTCTACAACTACTACAACAAGTAGTACAAGCACTAGCACAAGTACAAGTACAACAACTACTACTACGACTGCTGCTCCAGAAACAACTACAACAACAACCACTGAACCTCGTTAAAATTAAATAAACATGGCAAATAGCAATAATAGATTAAAAGCATATGTACGTTACGATGGTACAGGACGTGTCATAGCAGGTAGCTTGATCTTACAAAGATCAAAACCAAAGGTTGGTAACTGGCAAGAGATAGATGCAAACGAGTGTTGTAATCCTACAACCACTACAACCACTACTACAGAGGCTCCAGTGACTACAACAACTACTAGTACTAGCACATCAACAAGCACTAGCACATCAACAAGTACAAGTACATCAACAAGCACTACATCAACAACAACTACTGCAGGACCTGAATGTTTCTGTTATACAGTAGACAATCAAACAGCAGGACCACTTGATTACACATATACAGATTGTGGTAGTGAAGTACCTACATCTACAGCTATTCAAGCAGATACAATTTCAATTGTATGTTCTTCTACAGCTGTAACAGGAGATGATGGACTT